GTTCTATATGGATAGGGCAGAGACAATCATACGCAGACGCCACATTTACGAAGCAGATCTAGTATGCACAACAGACGGAGGTTGCGACGACCAATGGAAACAACAGTTCGGTGTTGACCATATAACCCTGAGACAAGGATTGCATGCGCCAGACCGCGTCTGGGTCGAGCCATATATAAGCAATTTCGACATTATTTTCGTAGGCAGTGTGTACAACGATTATAGGAAACGGTTAGTATCATTCTTGTCATCAATATATGGTAATCGTTTCCGCGTTTTTGGTGGATCGGAGAAGTCACAAGACCAGGTCCGTGGATTGGATCTCAATAAGTTGGTCCAATCTGTAAAGATTGTTGTTGGAGACTCCTTGCCTGGACACAACTATTGGAGCAACCGATTGTACGAAATACGCGGTCGCGGCGGATTCTTATTGCATCCAGAAACATTTGGGATGGACGAGGAATTTGAGATAGGAAAGGAATTGGTAGTGTTCCCTAGACATGCTATGGATGGACTAAGACAGCTTATAGATTATTATGTAGACCATGATGATGAACGAGAACAGATAAGAAGATGTGGCTTCGAAAGATGTCCGACTTATGATGATAGAGTGGCGGTATTATTATCCCACATCAACGATGTATTGGAGGCGAAACAATCATGAAAATACGTACGACAATGATTCACCAAGCTATACCTCTGAGAATGGATGCACTACTTAGAACCCTGATCCGAAGAGGACACACAATCGCTAACGATGATACCGCGGATGTCTGGTTTGTTGATTGTATATGGCCACATAAGATATATCCTGCGACCATTGATCAGATGCTGTCTTTCGGTGGAAAAATAGTTCTGGTATCTTTGGGTGACCTAAATATATTCAATATTGATGGGCTACCAGACGAACTTATACAAAAAGTATCGGCGTTCGCAAAAATACAATGGGACAATGACACATCTATATACGACAGTAGAATTATTGGAAAAAGTGTCACAATACACCCATTCCTGGTTAGCCATCTACCACAACCTACGACCAAGAAGCATAGAGTATGTTTTCTTGGGTTACCAACAGGTGCTGAGAATGCTGAAGATAATTTGAGAATACGTGCATGCCGGATCCTCAAGAAACAGCCATGGTTCATTGGTGGTATCGTAGGCCAAGAAGGTGGAGCAACACCCAGAGATATCAGCGGCATAGAAGTCGGTGAACTATCTAGGAATATGTATCTTAGGTCCATCAATAGATCTCTTATCTCACTATGCATGCCTGGCAATAGTCCATTGACATATAGGTTATTTGAGAGCCTGGGAGTATGTTCTGCTGTCATTTCATGTCGTTTAGATTCAGTCAGATGGTTAAACAGGATGAATCCAAATGAACATTATCTATTAGTAAAAGATGATCTATCGGATCTATTGGAAGTATGTGAAAGAGCAGTAACAGAACCACAAGATACAGTCGAAATAGCCAAAACCGGCCATGATTTATACCAACAATATTATTCTATCATGCCCGATCGTGGTTTGACAGATCATATGTCATATGATATATGTTGTCAATTCGGTGAGTGTGGTATACATTTCTAGGAGATAAGGATGAAAATAGGAATGCATATGGCTCATCCAGCTACTACCGATAGGTTAACAGAGCTGATCAGAACATTGGTCAAATATGATCATCATGTTGTGCCGTACGATGGTCAAGAAGTGGATATTTTGATCGCTGGTGCATTACCACCGCATGAACATACTGACCGTCATATAGATAAAATGTCATCACACAATGGCCCACTTTTACTGTCTAGCCTCAATCAATATTCACCCAATTAAGTCAAAGAAAAAACATATCAGTTTTCATGGATTGGCTACTGGACCATTCGACAACAACATAAGAATAATGGTGTGTAGGAAATTAAGGTCACAACCGTGGTTCAGAGGTGGGATAGTAGGTGATGCTCCTGGAGCAAGGCCGAAAGATTGGGCTGATGTAGCTACGCAGGGTTTACCACATAGCATATTCTTGAGCGCAATTAATGAATCACGTGGTGCTTTGACGCTGCCTGGATACAATCCATTAACATACAGACTGTTTGAGGCAATGGCTGCCAAATCTGTAGCCATTACGTGTCGTCTGGAAAGTATGAGATGGCTGAACCGTTTGGATCCTGATGTTCATTATGTAAAGTTCAATGATGATTTATCGGATTTAGTGGAGAAACGTCAACGGGTTATCGACGACGAACGATATGCTTCGAAGATAGCAGCCGCAGGACACAAAATATATCAGGATTATTACAGACTTAACGGAGATGGTACTCTGTCTGATGCTATGTGGTCCGATATCAAAGCACAATTCGAGAAAATCGGTATAACTTTGTGAACAATAATAATTGTTTGAGGTATAATATGGTATGATAGAATTTGCTCATTGTCAATGCAAAGTAAAAGTTGGTGAATTCAACATCAATAAAATCCCCCTTGATTGTCCTGCTGTCTGGAAGCTTGTCTCGTGTGGACATACTGTCGGTATATTCCAGCTTGAAAAAAAGTTGGGACAAGATTGGGCAAAGAAAGTACGTCCAGACGATCTTGAAGCATTAGCGGCATTAACAGCATTGTTGCGTCCTGGACCATTGGAAGCAGGAATGACACAGGACTACGTAGAGATCAAAGCTGGTGTCAGCAAGCCATCCTATATCCATCAATTATTGGAGCCAATTCTGTCTCCTACCTATGGGTGTTTGGTTTACCAAGAACAAGCAATACGTATCGCAACGGACCTAGCCGGATTTAGTCCAGAAAATGCTGACGAACTACGTAAAGCTATTGGTAAGAAAAAACCAGAGTTAATGGCAAGGATAAAGAATAAGTTTATCGATGGATGCGAAAAACACCAGAATATACCAAAGGGTATGGCTGAAGAAATTTTTGGGTGGATTGAAAAGTGTCAAAGATATAGTTTTAATAAATCTCATGCTATATGTTATGGTATGATAGCATATCAAACAGCTTGGGTGAAATGTCATTTCCCACAAGAATTTTTTACCAGTTACCTAACTTATTCGGCTTACAAGAGGGATCCAAAAGAAGAGATATACAAATTAGTCCAAGACGCTAGACTATTTGGTATCAGGATTTTGCCTCCAGATATTAGAAGGAACAATATCCACTTCGCTATGGTCCCTGATCAAGATAATGGCGTAGCTTTTGGACTGTCTCACATTCGTGGTGTGGGTCAATCTGCCATACAAAAAATTATTGCAGCAGTTTCTGATGGCCAATCTACTTCTGGTCTGGTTACATGGGGTGATTTTGTAGCTGCAGTCCCAGATTTGCACAGAAATGTTGGCATTGCATTGATCAAATCTGGTGCATGTGATTGTTATCAAATGGAACGAGCTACGATGGTACAAGAATTGGAAGTAATTCTTGGAACGACCATACGTGATGATGATGGTAAGAAGGTGGAAGTCAAGGGACTTACGAAAAGAGAAAAAGAATATTTCTTCAGAAGGTTGTCTGATGGGTTATCGACCAGAGAAGTTCTTCTCGAAATGGGGCAAACTCCAGAAGAGAGACCAAAATCTATATCACAGATGAAAAAATCAGAATTAGTTGTAGCAGCAAAGAATTTCCTTAATTCAATGGACACTATAGAATCAGGTATTCTTGATGATGATAGTATATTTGTCCATACATCACAATCAGAAAAAGATGGATGGCTAGAAGACTTGTCTAAAAGAACAAAAATAAATATTGTGGCCATACTCAGAGCCAATGGCTACAAAGAGAATATCCAAAAGCCTCCTTGTTCGAGCGAAGCCAGACGTCAAAAGGTAATGGAAAAGGCTGATATATTAGATACTGAATTATTTGATAATAATAAAGCTAAAGCTGCGGCAGAAAAGCATTTTCTAGGTATTGCTTTATCATGTTCTGAAGCTGATGATGCAGATGATTCTAATGCTACTCATACATGTCTTGATATTGCCAGGGCTAATAATGACGAAACTATAATTACATGTGTTATAATAGACAATGTCAAACATACAAAAACAAAACGTGGGAGGAATCCTGGATCTCCTATGTGTTTTTTGACTATATCTGATTCTACATATTCTATTGATCATGCCGTAGTCTTTCCAGATACATATATGAAATTGAAGGGATTGTGTAAAGAAGATCTAATTTGTATGGTATATGGACATAAAAAAAATGGGAGTTTTATCGTACAAGATATTCAAAAATTAATTTGAACAGTCGTGATAGATAGACGTATAATATAAAAGATGAACTATGTTTTTTAATTAAGGAGATTGGAAATGGGAGCATTAGGATTTTTTGGTGTTGGTGTAGCTGTGGCTGATCCGGAATTAAAATATGTTGGTCAGTCCAATACTGCAGTTTGTACTGTTAACTTGGCTTTTAATAGATCATTTCAAGATCGTGATAAGAAATGGCAAAAGGAAACTTGTTATATGAGGGCTCAGGTGTGGGGTGCTAGAGCAGAAAAGATGTCTGAAATTGTTTCGAAAGGACAACCAGTTTACGTAACAGGTTACATTAAGCAAGAGACTTGGGAAAAGGACGACGTAAAAAGAACTAATTATAAACTTAGTATATCTGATTTTCATCCTTGTGAACGATTTACTAATGGGAAATCTACAGGCGGTGCTACAAATCAAGAGCAACAGTCCCCAACAGATATCCCACAAACGGTCCCAAATGATGATATCCCATTTTGAGCAACATATATGAAGAGGGATACGTCATTTGATCAATATATTCAAGCAATGGCAGTTAGGCTATCTGGTAGATTTGATACTAGATTATCCGATACTGCCGATTATAAACAAATTGGTCATCTTAAACTTTTAGAATTACAACAATTATGGCAATTACGTAATATCAAAGGTAATTTCCGTGCGTATGCAATTAAAGCAATAGCACGAGCCATGAGAAATGAAGCCATTAAATCTATAGGAACAGTTTATGCACCTCGTAATGTGAAAAAATTAGTAGCTAAAATTCAATTTTTATTAAATTGTGGTTTTTCTAACTCAGAAATTAAAAATAAATTAGATATATCCGATATTAAATGGAATGAGTTACAAATTATTATTAGAGATGTTGTCTCATGGAATATATTACTCGAAGAACCATATTGTGAAACTGACCCTTATTTAGTTTTTGACGACATAATGTCTAGTGGATTGACTGAAACAGACTGTGTGTTAATAGATGCACATCTAGAAGGCGACGTATGTTCAACGTCACTAAACCGTAAACAAAGATGGTCTACTAGAAAAAATATGAGACCTAAGTTAATAAGGAATGGATATGGGATCTAATAGAAAACGCAGAATACTTTTCACTGGTGAAGCCTCATTTTTAGCTACAGGATTTAGTACTTATTGGAATGAAGTTTTACGTAGAATATATCCTACAGGTGAATTTGAAATAGCCGAATTAGGTAGTTATGCCCATGATGATGATCCACGCTGTCAACAAGTGCCATGGAAATTTTACCCAGTAGGTCCAGCCCGTAGTGACCATGAAGCTATGCAAAGATATATGCCAGGTCCAGGCTCTACTAATCAATTTGGTGAATGGCGTTTTAATGATATATGCTTAGATTTTCAACCAGATATTGTGTGTGGTATACGTGACTGGTGGATGGATGAGTTTATTTTAAGATCACCGTTACGACATAACTTCAAATTTATTTGGATGCCCACTATAGATGGGGAACCACAACGAGAATTATGGCTTGACTCGTATAAGCAATGCGATTATATATTAACATATTCAGAATATGGGATGAGACTATTAAAAAAGACAGGACGTAGAGATACTCCATTAGTAACTGTCGCATCACCAGGTGCTGATTTAGAAATGTTTAAACCTGTACCCAATAAAAGAGAACACAAACAGAAAATGGGTATAGATCCTAATTCTATTATAATTGGTACAGTGATGAGAAACCAAAAAAGAAAATTATATTACGATTTAATAGAAGCATTTTCAAAATGGTTGCATCGTTCTAAAACCAAAGGTCATACAAAATTGACCAAAGAAACCTTTTTATATTTGCATACGAGTTATCCTGATGTTGGATATGATATAGGTAAGGCTATTAGAGATTTCGGTGTAGGCAATAAAGTTATTATGACATATCTTTGTGGTAATTGTAACACTGCATATCCAGCATTATTTTCTGGTGATATGGCTATATGTCGCAGATGTAATAAATTAGCTGCTCATCCACCTAACGCAAATCATTCATGTCCTAGGAATGTATTAGCAGATATAATGAATGCTTTTGACTTATATGTACAATATTCTATATGTTTGCATCCAGAAACTCCCATTATGACATCTAATGGATGGGAGAATATTGGTGATATAAATGTTGGTGATCAAGTTATAGGCAAAGATGGTGAATTGCATCGTGTTTATAAAACAATGCGCAATCCGTCCAATACTTGTTATGATGTAACAGTGAAAAGTAGGCCATGGTCTATAACAGCTACGGATAACCATCCTTGGTTAGTTGTCAGTACCGAATTCAATGCCCAAAGCACTTCTGTAACTGGTTCGAACGGAAGTATTGAAAGTATTGTCAATAGAGAACGATACCACAAAAATCGTGGAACTCAATGTCCTAAGTTAAAATTTACTTACAAAAGAACCGATGAACTTAATCCTGGAGATTTATTAGCTAGTCGTATACCAAATGACCATCAATTTACACCGAAACATAATCTTCCATTTTTGACAGATACTAATACAGCAAATAATCCTTCATCATGGGATGAAGATATGGCGTATTATCTGGGATTATTTGCTGCAGGAGATGGTATTAATCTTGATCATATTAAAACAATAGCTCAGAGAATGGGTAATGAAGTAAGGACGAGATTGTATAATGATCGTGATGCTTTTGATGCAGATATAAATTGTAAAGAGTTCATGTGGGAATTACGAGATACTCTATATCACAAAGACAAAACTAAACAATTACCAATTGGATGCCATTTGTGGTCAAGGAAATTGCAGGAAAGATTAGTAGCAGGGTTACTTGCGGGAGATGGATATCAAAAAAATGAACATCTTAACGTATACTGCACAACATCAATTCATATAGCTAAAATGTTGTGTCCATTACTAGAGAGACTTGGTTTGTATTATTGTTGCCATATTCAGTATCGAGATGGCAAACTTCCGATGTATCGTTTCGAAATCCGCACTGATGGACAACGTAAATCCCATGAAACATTATATCATAATGGTTTTGTTTTAACCGAAGTTGCATCCTCTAATATAAGCAATTTTGATGGTGAAGTGGTAAATATAGACGTAGAAGATGATCACCATTACGTAACACTTGAAGGATTACAGCACAACTGTGAGGGTTGGGGTATGCCTCTCACAGAAGCTCAAGCATGCGGTGTACCAACTATGGCTGTACGATATTCTGCTATGGAAGATCATTTACAAAATCCAACCTCCATACCAATTGAAGTAGAAAGATTTTTCTGGGAAGCCATTATCGAGACAGAACAAAAAAGAGCTTTGCCAAATAACATAGATTTTATCAACAAATTAGAACGATTCATTAAATTACCCGAAGATATTAGAATAGGGAAAACTCAACAAACACGACAATATATAGAAGAAATGGTTGAGACATATAAGCAACCTGGGAAAATGAGACGTCGTGGTTGGGAACGTACTGCTGCAATATGGACTCAAGTAATTAGAGATTGTAACATTTCAGACCCATTAACTACATGGCAATGTCCAACTGCTAGAATAAGAAAGCCAAATATGATACCACCCAGTAACAATATGAATAATGTGGAATTTGTAAACTGGGTAATAGGTCAGATTTGGGGTCGTAAAGATATGTTACGCACGCATTTTGCAGGTGAATGGTTAAAAGCTTTGAACAGTGGATCTAGAACCCAAGGAGACAAACGTACTCCATTCGATAGACAACAATTGGTAAATCATTTTATGACATTAGTTAACCAGAATAACGAAATAGAACAACATAGAATAGCTTTGTTGAATGGTCCTAAAATTGAACATACAAATGTAACGGTGATATAATGAAAGTAGTATATATTTCTGTATATAGAGATGGAACTGGTTATGCCAATGCAGCTATTCATAACATGCTAGCTTTAGAAGCTGGCGGGGTAGATGTAGTTGCACGTGCCATTAGTTTGTCACAATCTAAAAATCATGAATTAGCGAAGACTGTACAACATTTAGAAGATAAAACTACTACTAATATTGATGTAGTTATGCAACATATTCTACCACATATGTTTGAATATAAAACCGGTGTGAAAAACATAGGACTTTTTGATTGGGAAACTACACATTTTAAGAGATCAAACTGGCCACACTGTTGCAATATGATGGATGAAATATGGGTACCATCATTGCAAAATAGACAAGCAACTATTGATAGCAGAGTCACGGTACCAATTAAAATATTGCCGCATGCATGTAATATACAAAGATTCAATAAATCTACGCAATCTTTAAATATACCAGATTTTAAAAATAAATGTGTTTTTTATACCATTGGAGAAATGACTAGACGAAAAAATATTGTTGCGACCATTAGGGCATTCTACACCGCCTTTAGCAAGAGAGATGATGTTATATTAGTCATTAAAACTAACGTACCTAAAAAAAATCCAAAGCAATCTCTAGATATACTAAGAAAAACTATTGAAGATATCAGACAATCTGTACATACTTATGTAAGATATCCATATTATCCACCTATTGCTTGTATGACTAATTTCCTTTCTGATATAGAATTAGACAGATTACATCAATCATGCGATGTCTTTGTATCACCAAGTCACGGAGAAGCATGGGGTATACCAGCACATGATGCTATGGGATTTGGTAATCCAGTAATCTTAAGTAATTGGGGATCTTTCCCTGAATTAATGAATGAAGAAGCTGAAAGATTTTGGATGCCGCAAGTACAAAAATTTGCACATCCAGGTAAAGTAGATTGTGGTTGGTTAATAGAAGGTCAACTTACACCATGCTTTGGCCATGTAGATAGCTTTCCAGACCTATATACCGGAGATGAATACTGGTTTGATCCAGACATACAACATCTTGTCCAATGTATGCGACAAGCATATATAGAGTGGCAAAACGAAACATTAACATATCGTGGTCAAGCAGCTAAAAATCGTGCCATACAATTTAGTTACCAAAAAATTGGTTTGACAGTCCAACAACTTCTCTGTAATAATCGAACAGAAGGAGACAAATAATGCCATCAGTTCTTTCTGCTGTACTCTCTAGCATAAATAGATCACCAGAACACCCATTAAACATACTATATTCAAACAACCATGAAGCATACAGCGCGACTCTAGCGAAAACTGGTCACAATTTTTATATGCTACAACATCCAAAATTTCATCCATGGGATGCAAAGGAAAGACCGCTCCCTCCAAATTTTACGTTATTACAGGGACAAGATATCCAACAACAACTCAAAGTAGATATTTCATTTGATCTTGTTATATCACAAAATAGAGTTGATCATTATCCAATTATGTCTCAGATAGCAGCACAGTTAAACTGCCCATTATTACAAATGTCACATACATTACCTTGGCCCGATTGGAACGAAGAAACAATCGAGCGAGTAGGACACTTATCTGCTGATCATGATATTTTTGTCTCTGATTTTTCTACCAATGCATGGTTCCATGACTCTACTGATCCAAATGTCCAGATTATTCATCATGGTATGGATACCGATTATTGGAATGGATGGATTGGCGGTGATGGCAAAGTAATGACAGCAGTGTGGGACTATATCCGTAGAGATCGTATCTGTGGATTCTCTTTGTGGAAAGAAGTAACAGAAGGCTTACAAGTTAATCCATGGGGTGATACTCCAGGCTTATCGAAAGTAGCAGATGGCCCAGATCATTTATTGAACTTATATAGAAATGCTTCTGTTTTCCTCAATACTACACTTTGGTCATCTTGCCCATTTTCGCTATTAGAAGCTATGTCAGTTGGATGTCCCATTGTTACTACTGCTACTACAATGATGCCAGAATTCATAGAAGATGGTGTTAATGGTTTTATTACTAATGATCCTATTACTATGAAAAACAGATTACGAGAATTAATTAACAATCAAAATTTAGCAAAACAGATAGGCGATGCTGGTCGTCAAACGATAATTGAACAATTTGGGCAACAAAGATTCATAGATGAATGGAATGAAGCATTTTGGAAAGTAGCCAAAAGTCCAACAAGTAGGTGGATTGGGAGATAAATAATGAAATTAAATTTAGGATGTGGAAATGATATAAGAACAGACTATCTTAATATAGATTGTCAACCTGTACCTGGTAATGTTCCTCAAGATATTTATAAACAAGGATATATCCAATCATTAGATTGGATTGTTGAAAATGGAACTATCGAAGAAATAATTGCACTTGATTGTATAGAATATTTGGTAATATCAGATGTTAAAAATACAATTTTGAATTGGACTAAAAAACTAAAACCTGGTGGGACTATAAAAATCCTAATGCCAGATTGTTTTGCTATTGCTGTAGCATTTGGGCAAGGACAGTTTAGTATTACCGATTTTTTACAAATGATGTACGGTACACAAAAGGATGGAGATAGCAGACAATCCGCACTTGACTCCCAGTCATTGTATGATATACTACATGAAGCTGGTTTAACAATCACTAAGAAGAGATTTGAAGGTGTTGCTATATATGTGGAGGCCGTCAAATGATTGCCACAAATTGTATGACCTGCTGTTTTTTTAATAAATATAAAATGCAAGGCACTGGGTGTATAGCTGGTCAATTTTGTGTTACAAATAATGATAAGACCTGGGCACCAGGTTGTTGTAGAATGTCTCGGAGTAAACAATGGGCTAAGATAACATCGAACAATGATTTAATAAAGGCAGCCAGAGAAGAAATATCCTTAAGATTCTCCTTGTTGGTTCTGTTCAATGAACATATTCATACGTTAGAAGATTTACAATTGACAATAGGAACACTGTGGTATCAGGGATGGGCAACTGAAATAATTGTTGCAGATACAACAGGCTCAAAAAATAGACATGGCTTGTCTACAAATGTTTTTAAATCACATACAAATAAACGAAAAATAAATGATGATATACCACCACTATTTTTAGATATCAGTTCAGATACAGAATCTCCAGATAAGATGGAAGAGACAGTACGACGTATATCTCAAAAAATACATGATAAGCTCTTCATGGTTATACCTGCAGGACAAAAATGTTTCAATATATTATATCTGTGGAAACATATCAAATTACTACAAACAAGAGTCTTAATGTGGAAACTTCCTATATGGGTAGGAGATACACCAGTTTCAGAAATAAATACTCCATATGGTTTATATCTAACAGAACCATATAAAACTGTCATACAAAAAAATAACGATAAATCCTTTCGCAAACAATTAGCGATAGAAGAAGAAGAAACTGGTATTGAATTATCTCTGACTTGTACTGAATGTGGACTCACTAATAAGGTAGATTGATTCATGCAAGATAAAGAAAAGGTAACAGTCGTTGTAGTTACTCAAAACAATGCAAGTACTATTAAACGAGCAATACAATCAGTTGTTAATGGATTACGTCCAGCAGATAAAGTTATTATAGGTGATAATGATAGCAAAGATGGTACATATGAAATACTATGTAATTTATTGGGTGCAGAAAAAGTAACCATCGATGGACAAACAGGATTACCACCTGAATTTCGTGGTCAGTTCAATAATATACCAATCCATATTTTTAAACATAGAGAAACTACTAATAGTACCATACTAAATACAGCTATAAAAATGACACTTAGTGAAACTAGTATTTTTGCTTTTATGGATCCCACAAGCTGGTATGCAGGAGATAAAATTACGCAAGCTATAGCAGTATTTAATCAATATCCATCCGTAGCTTGTGTCGTAAGTGACTGCGATTTACATCATAAAGATGGTAGAGAAGAACGATTATTTAGACCATCATTTGATATGCAACGTATGTTACATGGTTTTCATTATGATAACAATTTCATATTACGTGCACAAATTTTCCCAAAAATAAAAAGTGCATTTAATCCACAAATATCGACTTTAGCAGAATATGAATTTTTATTGAGAGTATGCGAAGTTGGCCTAATATATCATATACCAGCACCATTGCATCATAATATCGAACAAGATATTGATATTAATAAAAGACAAGAAGCAGAAAATAAGATACGTGCTTTTACCATAGAAAGAAGAAAGCGACAAAATCCAAATGGCTAAAAAAAGTAAAAATCCAAATCATACTAAGGCTATCAACAGAAAAAAAATAGCATCAGAAGAAATGGCTCAACTTGGCCTTACACTAGATGATAACATAATGACCATAGGATTTATATTTGAACACTTAGGAATATCCCATTTGACATATCTTGGATTTTTATCGTTGAATCAATTATGTAGAGATTTTACTGGTATAGATATTACTTTTTTTTCACAACATCAAAGTATCCCATGTGTAAAATTATTATGTCCTGTTTTTAATACGAGTGATTTGGCTAGATGGCAAAAACACCCATTAGTAGCAACAAATATTTTAACATGCTTAGATGCTTTAGATACAAATGCATCAACTATCTACCATTATGCATTTGATCCAGAATTTATCAATGCATCACATTTACCGTCTAGCGATTTACATAAAACATTTTGTGACCCAAGAGTAAAAGTGATAGCAAGACATGAAAATCATAGATCACTGATAGAAACAGAATTTGGAATTAAAATATGTGATACGATTGTTCCCGATTGTGATGCAGTCACATTAGTCAAACTTATTGTAACGGAGGAAAAAAATGCCCAACAATAACACATCCCCAACCCGAATGGGGAAAAAAGATTTAATAGCAGCATTACGAGAAGAAGGGTTTGAAGAAGCTAGTTTGAAAGATGGAGATGGTAATTTCTTGAAAAGACCTATGTTAATAACAAAGTTACAAGAGCATAGAGATGGTCAAGAAGCTATTTCTGCGTTATCTCAAGTCGAAGAAAATGATGAAGATATTGGTGTTGCTATTGTACAGCCAGACACAAATAATAAAGAGGATGATACTATAAATCAACAATCTCTTGATTCTCCAATCATTGATTCATTAGAAGACATCAATGACGATGAGACAAATGTTATGGAGGAGACGATAGATCCTAGTAGTCCTGGTTGGACTCAATATGTACTTGGTCAATTTTTAGAAGATGAGGTTGACGGAACTAATCCACGTGTAGAAGGATTGCGTCGTGTTGCAGGCAAATTAGTTGGAGAATTGGTAGAAGAAGGATGTGATTTGGAAGCCGTACCAACACAAGACAATAATTTCCGTGCATGTACTAAAGCGTGGGGTGTTTTTATTACACCGAACGGATTGACCAAAAGATTTGAAGCATTAGCTGATGCAAGTTCTGATAACTGTGTAGAAGATTTCGCAACATATTTGGTGGCTATGGCAGACACAAGAGCTAAGGGTAGAATGTTCCGCAATGCATTACATTTGCGCAGAGTTGTATCTGCTGAAGAAGTAAGCAAAACAGTAGCAACAGCTAAAGATATCCAGAGCGGTGGGCCGATACATGAAGGTCAAATTAGTATGATACGGCTTATAGCAGGTAGACTTGGGGTCTCTATTATTAAATTACTTGATAGTATGGCAATCCCATATAAGCTAGATGATAATAGCGGTGATGTTAATTTGAAAACTTTGCAATATACTGATGCCGTATTGGCAGCTAAGAGATTAAGTGAACTTAGAAACAGTGATTGTATCCCAAATGATATAAAGGAAGGAGAATAAAATGAGCACTGAATATCCTGAAGCATATACAATATATAGGGCTAGAACAGATGGCAATGGTGTAGCTTCTCAGTGGAGTATAGGATCTAAAAGGAATTGTGTTTTTCTAGAAATGTCTAGCCAGAAAGGCAAAAATGACAAAGGTAATGCTATATTTGATTGGGATAATAAGATTAGTTTTAAATTAGGTGATTCTGATATTGGAGAAATCTTAGCTGTTTTGATAGGTCGCCAAGAAGGGGTAGGTCCATTTGACATAGGTAGAGGTAAGCATAAGGGATTATTTCATTCTAATCAAAGTGGTAATGCAGTTCTGTATTTTAGTAGAGACAAATCAGGCAGTCATTTTAATATCTGTTTAAGTGTCAAAAAGGGGAATGAGCCTATTAGAGTACAGCACACAATCACAAATGGAGAAGCTTGTTTGATCAGTACACTATTGCGTCGTGCTATAGAAATAATGTATAAATGGGACTAACCGCTATTAGATTGACGATCTTTCTCCATACGTTCCATAAGCGCTTTTAAGACTTGTACATCGGTACGTAGATTACCGACAGTAGTATTAAGATTCGCAATATTTTCTTGTAATTGAGTCATGTGAGCCGCTATGATCTTCGCATAGCGGTTCATTTCCTTTTCAGTATTGTCTGCATAATTTGAATTAGCCAATTTAATGCTATCAATATCAGAAGTATGTTTGATTAGAGCGTCTCTGACATGTTGTCTTTCGGCTCCCATAGAAAATGCTGTACCAGCAATACCGCTAATAATACCTATGACTAGACCAATCATACCATAAGCAGTTTGTTGTTTTTTAGTCATTTTATCCCCCTAATTCTATTTGTTCTAACAAATCTCGTTGCCAATTATCTCGGGTAATGACCAAAACTTTTAACCCGTATTTTCTATAAAAAGCCTTTTTTCTCTCTAACTTATCATCTGTCCTAACTTCCATTAAACCATCATATTCAATCCATAAGTCATATTCTGGTAAATAAAAATCAGATATACTACGACTAGGTTTAGGTAATCGCTTATGTGATTCATATTGTATATCATTAGTTAAAAGCCAATCTGCTACTTCAGCTTCAGATCGAGAATCATAAAGCTCACCATCTAAACCTATTGCCTTTTGCCACATAAATCACCAAAAAAAAGAGAGGGCTATCCGCGTCGGGTCACGGAACGCCCCCCTCAATCCCTAATCTCTTGTCATTTACAGATATTCAAGTTGGACGTATAATCCGAATGCTTCCTTCGAACCGATACTAAGTGGCGTTGCTGAAAGACCACAATACCAATCATGTCGTGTCTCTGTTGTATCTGTCCCTGATGGCGACAATCCACCACTACCTGCACTACTTAATAGTGGGACAGTAACTCCAGATCCAGATGGAGCTATCCAACCGCTATGACTACCTGGTGCTTCCGCAGTACCACTAGAGCTAACCCCAGAACCTCCATTGCAAATCTGAACAACCTGAGTAGTAACACCAGTCGCGCCATTAGTAATAGTAGTCCTGTCGAAAATACGTAATTCACAATTCTGAGTCTTCACAGCACTGTCGAAAGTAAATCTAATATTCAGTGTACCTGAATTAATCGCAACCGCAGATGGTTCTACTGCCGTATCACCATTAACAATAACACCAGATGTTACTGTATCGTATTTACAATTTGTTGCCTGTGGACCTTCTACACTACCATCACTCGCACTGATAAAAGTTGTATCTTGATACTCCCCGACTTGAACCGAAGTTGCAAATGCTGCACCGAAAAATCCTAAACCAGACGAGTTAAGATCAGTCCAGGTTCCACCACCTTCTCCTGCATAAAAATTAATTTCTGCTGCCATATCTTACACCTCCTTTCATTCAACTTAAAACACATATATCCAATATATTATACACCAATACTAATAATTACAAATATTCCAATTCTACTGTAACACCAAATTGTTTATCTCCTAATTGTGTTGGTGTACAGCTCATGGCAACATACCAATCATGTCTAGTGCTCAATTCTTCAAATCCACCCTGTCTAACACCATTCAAACCCGGCGAATCCACCAAAGTGATGTAATTTGACCCAGAGGCACTAAGATCAGACCACTCAGAATCAGTATAAGAACTTTCGACAGTCTGTAATTGACTAGGATGTCGTATTTCTGCTGCTTTAAATGTTAAATTTTCCGCTGGTCGTTCTTTATTGGAAGTTGTACCAGTAAAGGTACCATCACAAATCCACAATCTAACACGCTGACAATAAATAGCACTCCCATGGGAAAAACGTATATTGGCTGTAGCTAATTCATTTGGTAAATTACTCAAAAGGAGACCTGAACCTTCTTGGCCATGTATTACACCAGACACGTCATTATATTTATTATTATTACATTCCCACCCTTGCACAGTACCACTTGAATTAGTAACAAATGTATGACCTTGATATTCACCAATGACAACTGGATCATCAAATCCATTATCACCATAGAATCCTAAGCCAGAACTTGTACTAACTAAAGTATCCTCACCAGCATACAAATTTCTTGTAGCCATAACTTCCTCCTATTACTTATACACATTAGATCGATATTTCATGAGTTATTGGATCCATATTGCTGCCAGTAATAGTAAAAGAAATTATAATATTTGGCGTTACAATTTGACTAATTCCACCAGGGCTATTAATATAACCTACAAACTGATTACCAATTGGATAATGAGTATGTGTATCTAAGACAAAAATGATACCAGATAATACGAGATGTGTATGGGTATATGGTAAACTTAGTCTCTGATCATGTGTCGTTGTGTTCATATGTGCTCTATGACGATTATTGACTATGAGCCTCATTCTCAGAGTATTGCAACCAACACCGAGCGTATATGTTTTATTGAACTCATATATCAAATCACTACGATCCGGTATTGGAAAACCAGTATGATTAGTCCCACCAACAGTCTCCTGATCTTCTAATTCTTCTGATTCAAATACACCATCTGGTTGATGAAGACCAACCCCTAACCACGTTCTATCAAAACATTTCTGATTATCTAGACTCATGTCTAAAATAACCTTTTTTCTTAAATATTCTGTAGGATTATGTACAGTACTAATAACAATGCCAGGATCATCTTGAGCACTATTATAACGGACATCTCTCTGTAATCTTAACGCTTCTGGATTAGAAAGCGGAGTTTTAATGGTGACAGTACCAGCAACATTAACAGTCCCGGCTTCACCATTTTCAGCATCAGGTATATCTGTAATATTCAATATTGTATCACTAATAAGATATGATCCATAATTATAACCTTTTGTCGGTATCGATGGAATAATATATCCACCATTTTGCTGCATGGCACCAGCGGTCATATTAACATGATATTCACCACCGACAGTTTGTACCGGTATTAAATTAACAACAGAATTAAGTTCCGTTAATGATCTGTATTCATTTTGATCTCCGATAGTACCATCATGGTATGCATTGTCTCCATTTAAAGAGTTAAGTGCCTCTAATGCAGATAAAACTGTACATTTATGAACAAATGTGCCCCATTCATCAAAATTAGAAGCTAATGTTTGTGGATGACCATCTGGTCCAGTGTCTGGAAAGAATCCACTGTCTAATCTAGCATATAACGTAAAATTCTCTGCACTAACAAGATCAAAATCTATCTCTGCTTTAGTAGCAAGATCTTGAGCAGCAATGCTCAATGAAGCTATTAAAACTCTCAGAGCCTGTGGCATACCAATATATGAAAATATTAATTTATTAGCAAAAAGTTGACTCATTTGATCTACTGTCACGCCGTTGAATGTTGGATAATGATAAGTATTTTGAACCCGACCAGTATTTGAATTAACCGTAGGAGTATTAAGCCAATCACTAGGAATTTCAGATAATAATGGATAAATATCAGACATGCCAAAATAAACAGTATTACCCTCTAAATCCATCATCGGTATAGATATATCTACTGCTGGAGTAATAGTCCCAGGATCATCAAGACCTGCATGAACCAATAATAATAATGCTATACCATATGACATCCTAGAAAATGTATCAATAATTCCAAGAAGATGTCCAGGATGATTATATTCTATACCTGGATTACCAACCCCAAGACCATCGTATGTCGTAGATACTGTATAAGGATTAACAGTAATATCCCTATACTCATAGGGATCAAAACCAATTGACGGAGCAGATAATGTAGTCGGATTAGGATATAGAGGACCCTGTATACCACCACATAAATATCCTCTTTGAGTAATAAAGCCTTGATATCCCTGAGCATAAAGACTAACCAGTTTATTTTCCTCTATAATACCGATAGCCATTTAATATCTCCTTATGTCTCTATTGGAGGTGGTGAAAACGTCTGTGGAGTTTGTTCGATATATGCAGTAAACGGTCCATGCTCACTTTCACTAAAAATTTTCACTGTAACCTTAGTATCAACTTGTAATAAACCAGGACTATTAAGTGGTTCAGCCAAATTACGAATACGCGGCCATTCTGGTACACCAAAAACAGGATGAGCAGCGAAAGTATGTGGATCTATATCTACATGACTTAATCTTCTCACGGTATAAAACGGTCCACCATCCCTACTCACTATAATACCCATTCCACCTGTTGGCGTCTCAAGAGACCATCTCATAAATGGATCCATTATTGAATGTGGTTCATCTGGTGGTCTATCTTCAATATCTGTTAAAGCTTCATCTATTATCTCTTCAAGTGCATCCCGAACATCTTCTTCAATTATTTCTCTTTCCGGAATTGGATAAGGATCTGGCGGTACGTATTGTGGATGCTCCAATTCTCGCGCGTCTTCTATTTCCTGTTCTTCTCTAATCCTTTGATTTTGCCTTCTAAAAAGTCCCAATTCTTTTGTATATAAATTCATTACATATCTAGTCGTAATACCATTAGGACCATATCTGACAAATACTTCTGTTACACTACCACCAGTACCTATGGCTTGACCTATATTAACACGTGGTATATCTGCTACTTCAAGCTGACCAGTATTTATAATAGATATAGATGGCAAAACATCTATCCTTTTGTTCGCCGCTTCTTCTAATGCAGTCATTGCTTCTGCATGAGACATATCTCGTGTCCCAAACATCCATGGAACCAATGTAGAATCAACATTAACTTCACATCTGCCTGGTAGTGGAGTTACACTAGGATGTAAATCGGAATTCGTCCAAGGACCATAATTATTCAATTTATCCATCAATGGAATCCACGCTCTATCTATCTTTTCATGAGGTATAGTTCCACTAATATTAACAGCTCCTTCGATTAACTCATAACGGATTAGAGGTGTCGGCATAGTAATAACAACATATTGATCATGTTGTTCTAACGTACATTGCATATATGCATCATCATCAAGTTGAATAAAATTACTAGTCGATTTAACTCTATCATCCCATACAATATTGTTTACACTTTCCGGTGGATCACCAACAGTGAATAAGTTTGGTAATCTGACAAATGGCCCCCATCTTCCGTCTGGCGATGTCATTTTTAATAATGTTTCCGGTGGAAATTGCGTGGATCCCTGTGGATAATTAATACCTTCCCACCAACCACCATCAACAACTTCAGGATAATGTGCGGAATTGCCAGACGCAGAAAGTGTACTAGTAGATACAGTACAATAGAATTTACGACCCCAATATTCGTCTATATAAGCTTCAAGAACTAATAATTGGTCTCTAGGTAATTTTCCATCATGAACACCATTTCGAACGTCTTGCATATATGCCAATGAAACTGGCATACGAACTCCAGGTGGATCGTCCGGCATCTGATAGGCTGGTGAGGATAAAGGCACACCAGAAGTGTCAAAACCCCAAAATGGACTAATGCTACTTTCAATAATAGGCATTAATTTTTGACGTATTCCACCCCAAAGTATCTTATTTGTAACGACATCATTATTCTCATATCCATCCTTACGCATAATGACTCTATCGCCATGTAGAGCTGCTAATTCATCCATTTCTAATCTATTTGGATTCTCAATACCATCGACCCGCCTAATAGCTTTGACTACAATAACTACAGTATCATCAGTATCACTTTTCCTATGAGATTCTACCCACCATTCTGCACCTATTGCGTTACAAAATTCTGTAATAGCGGATGTAACAGATCGAACTTCGCCCTGAATAGCATAATCAGATGCAGTATCTCCCGCTGTTGTTGTCAATTCTTCCAACTCACTCAAATCAACTTCAAAAGTATCATTACCATAAGATAGTGTGGCCTCTTCGAGACGGTTTATAATTGTAGCAAAAGTAAGTCCACCTCCTACATTCATATTAATACTTGCCGTAGGATCTGGTCCTCCATCATCTACTGTAATAGTAGATATAGTATTACTACCACCTAATGATGCCATTAAGTTTGGATCTGGTGTATAGACGTTAAGAAGTTGAGCAGTATCAAGGACAGTGCGGCAATCAGTTAATCTGACAACATAGATTCCAGTACCTTGTTGATCAATTGTAGTTTTTTCCCATGATTGTACAATCCCTAACAAATCTAACGAACCGAAATCTACTTCTTGAACAGATTTTACATCAGTTTGACCAAGAGTAAAAGTTCCAACTGTTTCTTCAACGACAGTAACTGTAAATACAATAGGTTGACTATTAAAACCCATTTGTACAGTTATATTTTTCATTGGACAACCAAATACACTAGTCTGTCTTGCTCCAGATATATCATCATAAATTATCGACATTCCTATGCCTCCGTTACAACGTGAGTCCTAACACGATTGTATTTTCCATTTGTTGAATTCCATGTTTCTCTGTCACCTTCAAGAAGATACGATGCTAAAATACTACCAGCAGTATTCATTGCGGAAACAACAGTCGCACTTACCGGTTTAGTAGTATGACCTTCTGAACTATAACTAACAGTAATAATCTGTGCAGTTTGAGTATTCATATCTTGGACAATTGGTCCAGTTGCACGTCCTGGAATAACTAACTTTGCACTAATATCTTGTGGATATGTCGTATCAACAGTAATAACTGTACTATTTGCAGCAGTATCATTCCAAGTCCAAGATACTCTAGCTGTACCACGAGTTTCGTTAATCGCAGTAGTTTTTGATATATGATCTGAAGTAAAAGTAACACCTGTCGGTATTTGAGTACCAGCTAAAGATATAGCCAACGTATATGCTGCTGCGTCAGTGGGTATATTATCTTTAGCATTAGTTAATCTTTCTTCTTTAGTTTCTCCTTGTCCTTCTATATCTGTAGTTAAAGTGAGTGTATTGATACCATCTGTTGAATTGTATCCTATAGTAACTTCATTAGTCTGAGTATAATCAGCTTCTTCACCTGCTGACCATTGATATGAAAAGGTAACAATGCCATCTTTTGTATTGACAGTAATGTCCTTATTGGTAGGTGCAGTTGGCAGTGTATAAGAACCCAAAAAGGCCGACAGCATTGTCGTAGTTTCTGTTCTAGCAGTTGCGTTACTTGGAACAGCAGCTTTAGCTTGAGAAGTAGCAGATGGTCCACCAGTTCTTTCTTGTTCACGTAAACCATAAATAGTACCATCATATGTAACATCTATAGATTCATTCTCTGTATTAGTAATGACCTTAAATGATTTTTCTGTATAGGTAGTAGCAACTACTCCTGGACCTGCTTGTCTGATAATCCATGTTTCAGTGATAGCATAACTACCATCATTTTCAGCAATATTGGTACTTTTAGTATAACTACCATTAACCCAATTGGTGAAACCAGTTGCATATTGAACAAAATCACTATCTGGTATTCCAGCAACTCTAGCATCACACCAAAGTTTAGCATTAGTTATCCCACGAATTTCTGCTCCAGTATCGGGATGATATGTAGTAACGCCCTTTGCACTGGTTACATGAGATATTTCATAAACTACACCATTATGCCCATGTATCTCATTGATTTGCCATTGTTCAGAAACATCTTGTATACCTGAAGCCTCAAAAACATCTTCATCATTTAGGCCAATAAGTTCATTAGCTTCTAATTCAATAGTATATGGGCACTGAGTTACCCATTGTCCTTCCGGAAAACTAATATTAACAATACGCGGTCTACACTTAATAGGAGATGCTGCGCCAGCATACCATTCTAATATCTTACCATCATCTTGAAATAACCATCGTATTGCTTCTTGCTTCCTTTGTAACCTAACAAATGATGTATTTTCATCTACGTATATATCATCTGGAGGATATGCACTCAACTCCCAAAATGCATTAGTTGGATCTCCAAGCGTATAGTCACCACTTGGCGAACCCCTATATGGAAGTAAGGTGCCTGTTAACGTTAGTTCGTATATTACACCATGTTTGCCACCTTCACCATCAGAATTGTAGACTTTGTTAATAGTAACCAATGGTGCTGGGATTATTTTTTTACTATCATATACTAAACTAGCCATCCAAACACCTCCTAATATCCATGTATGTAAAGATTACCTGTAATATTATACACAAAAACATCACTCTGCAAAAACAGATTTATCCCACTGGTAATAATACCGGATATGCCACACATATAAAGGGAAATTGAATCCGTTATTTCTCCAAATAAACCTTCTATAAATAAGTTCCCTGATGCTGAAAATTCAATAGGAGCATATCCAGACATATATAATGTACTAGTCCCGAACAAACCTGGCGTACATTTCATAAATAATGGCCAACTATCTTCAAGTGGATAATATCCAGTAGAACTTGGATCATCCGCGATGTTCGCTACAAATAATGGGGAAGAACCTGTTACTAAAGGACCATGAGGAGAATCACCGCTAGCATGAGCATAGGTATATAACGTACATGATCCAGTAGTTGTAAAATCAGCAGCTAAGAATAGTGACCATGATTCTTCGGTAGTTAGATTTCCAGATTGAGCTTTAAGGAACATATCCCACGAATCAGTACCACCAGCAGTATATGGATAATCAGCTTCTGAAGCATGTACTACCACTATGGATGTCTCGACCATATATATATAAATCAATTGGTGGTTTAAACGCACCAGCCCCTATATAGAGATCTGCTGATCCAGACATTGGTAATGGGCCGACCATATATAATGTACCAGATAGACTAGTAGATTCATGTCCTTCTGGTAAAATTAATGGAAGGCCAGACGGATGAGAGCCACTGCTATTAAATGGTTCATGTGCCTCCATCCATAAGTCTACACCAGATGACCATGGTTCTATAGTTTTTAAGAATAAATCTGAGCTACCTGATTCAAGTATTGGTGGTAGGATAAAGAGATCAACAGTCCCAGATTTAATTAATGGTACAAATAAATATAATGTAACGCCACTAGGATAGTCTGGTTCATCTAAGACATTATAAGATTCGTGACCGACTATGGACAAATCAATTTCACCAGTATGACTTCCTACTGATCCAGACATAAATAAACTAACTTGTCCACTTTCTGTTGTAGCAAATGCCTTAAAACTATCCCAATAACCTATGATTCTAAAAGCGTGTTCTGCTGGCTGAAAAGAATGGTACAATTGACCAGAGTTAGCCAAAGTCATATTTGTATTTATCCTGACCATATCTGCGCCAAGATCTGCTGCAGCTAAAGTGGTTTCTCTTAAATTAATATATCTATCGGTAGAACTTCCCTCTTCCCTCACACCCATATAGCGATCAGCATTATGTCGTCTATTTTCTAAGACTATTTCTGATACAGAACCTTGACCACCTCCACCAGTAAAATCTATAGTTTCCCATACACCGTTGCCTGTCACATCTCCTATTTCTGCTACAGACTCATGATATGTACCTGGTGTATAAGTCCAAATACCTATGATTCTATATACTATATTATCAGATTCTTCAGCATAAACCTGAATTGTACCATTAGCACCACTAGTATTTACTGTCATAGTAACATGGTCTTGGGCAGCATCAGAAAATCCACTAGCTTTGCAAATATCATGATAACGATTTAGAGATGAACCTACTTCTCTGACACCAGCAGTTGTTTTAACAGAACCACTTACGGTAGATATAACCATCTCAACTACTGTATCAGCGTAATCCGTACCTAAATTATAGTTTTCCCAAGAGCTATCTGTTGATATAGTGAAAGATTCTAAAACGTCTTCATAAGTAGCACCAGTCCAATAACCAGCGACTATAAAACTAACTTTGCTTTCATTCTCAGCATAAACTTGTATTTTACCATCAGAATCAACTGGTACCAACATACTGATAGCTTCAAAGCCACCAAACAGAGCGTCATGTAAAAACAAAATTCTATCAATGCTTGAACTAGTAGAGCGAACACCACCAGAATATGGTAAATTAGTTGTATCGTTGGTTATTATGATTTCTGCAACAATCGGTCTACTAGGAGTAGATGGAGGACAATCATTATAGCTTAGCGTTTTATCTTCCCATACTCCTGGGGAACTTGCAAATAATTCGGCTGACCAACTTTCTATATAATGAATATATGGATTTAATCCGAATATAAATAAATCAATACTATCATTAGCTGCATATGGATACGGTGCTTCAAGAAAATCATACCAATATCCAGCAACAACGAAATCTGGATTGTCACTTACGTCTTGCGCATAATATTCAGTTTCACCATTAGAATCTATGATAGTATGAAAACCGAACCATGTCGGACCAGGAGTAGTCCCATCTGTTTCCGATTCAGCGACATTTACAACACGATCTAAAGACGATGATGTCTGACGAACACCAAGTTCCTCTTCTGAAGAAGCAAAATTTTGACCAAGTAATATTTGACATACACTCTGAGATGGTATGCCAGATGCGCCAGCATCAAAAGTTTCCCAGGTCATATCTATACTGGGTGGACCAAAATCTATGTTCGTTCCAGAAAAACTACCAGGAGGTGCAGAAAAATAACCTAATAATATAAAACTAAGATCGCCACTGCTTTCAGAGTAAACGTCAATGGCTGCTGTATTACCACTAGTTGCCGTCCACAATGACAGGAATGCCGCGTAATCTTCATATCCAGGAAGATGATCAGGCCCATCTGTTATCTCAGATTCTTTTAGTCTGAAGGTTCTATCGGTAGAATTTCCACTTGGTCGAACACCGCCAAGAAGACCGGAACCCCAGTTAATATTAACCATTCCAATTTCTGCGATTTGACCACTGCCGACATTATATTGATCTAATGCATAACTAGACCAACTACCTTCTGTGGGAGCGTTAAATTCATCAAATCTCTCATTATATTCACAACCCATCCAATAGCCGACTATATCAAAGAGGACTTCATTATATCTATCACAATAATACTGAATCCAACCACTTGAGTCAACCTGAACGTGCATGGTAATACCTTGACTACCACCACCTTCAGCTTCACTGATTGAAACCCGTCTATCTAAAGTTCCAGAAGTAGCACGAACACCACCTTCCTGACCACCTACTTGATCGGTTGTACGTACAACTATTTCTGCTACAGCACTGGCTGGTACATTATGATTGGTACCTACATCATACCAATTCCACTGATTATCTTCAGAATAATCAGAAGCAGATGTCCATGATCCAAAAATTTCTATATATTGTCGGTTAGCCATTTAGTACCACCTATGCTAAACCTTCAAAAACACCAGCCATTTCTGTACTTCCTGATCGACGAGCTAATTCATTCAATAAAACTCTGATTTCTTCCTGCACAACTCTTGTAGCAACTGCCTCAAATTCAGCAGTAAATTGTTCAGCAGCATCAGCTACACCCTGGACATCGACTTTAATTTCACTCATTGTCTGAACGTCTATTCCAACACCTTCCTCCATAGCATCAGCCACCTGTGTCATACCCTTATTAAGCTCATCCATACCTTCCTTGGTTTGCGAAGCAACTTCAGTGTTAGCAGCAAGTGCATCGGTAGTCTCGGTTAAACCTTCTATTTCTATAGGTTTAACTTCCTCTTGTGCTTCTTCTTCCTGCTTTTGTTGTTCTTGAATTGCCTCTTTAACCCCATCAACTTTTTCACCCAATGCCAATATGGCATCAGTAGTTATACCACCACCACTAACATCACCACCACTACCATCACCAGCAGCCTCTTGCTGTGCGGCCTGAGCTTCTTTTTGTACATCAATTATCGCTTGGAGTTGAGAAGCACCATCCTGAAAATTTTGACTAGCTAATAGAATATCCTGACCGCCTGTTATGATATCGCTAGATGCAACACCGATAGTGTCCGTAGAAACTCTCATAGTATCTGCAGCTATTTTGGTATCATTTGCTGCTTGTCCTATTTGAGTTGCAGAAGCCTCTATATTTTCAAAGACTCGTGGGGCAGCAGGTTCTGCTACTTCCGGTTGTCTGATCTGAGAGGATATACTTTCTAATGTGTTGACTAAATCAATCGGTAACTGTTCTGCTGCCCGTTGTGGATCTGTTAAAATATCAGGTTGTTGTATAACTTGCATAAGAGATTTTGCCAATTCATCTGGAGTCAGATATTTAGCGCCAAGATAGTCAATTTCTGGCGCATCAGTAGCTTCGCTCATCTCTTGCAATTTTTTAGCAGCAATCTGAGTAATCTCCTGTAAATCATTCATAGAAAGACCAGCATCTTTGACAGCCTGCGGAACATCATACAGAGAATTAGTCAATGCTTCAAAAGCTGCTACCTGTTTTTGCTCTTCTTCGGCTAAACCAAGAGTAGGACTATACATTCTTTGTTCGCTAACAATATAATCTCTTACAGTGTCAGCTAATACACCCATAGACGTTTCAATATTAGCACCCAATACTGCGGATTGTGCTAATCCTCTGTCAAATTGTGGTTTCCGTGGTTCCGTTAAATCTTTAATAGCACTTTTATCAACACCACCTAAACCACGTTCAATATCTGCGGGAGTTAAAGCTGCAGTCCATACTTTAACAGCATCGCTACTTTCACGAAGTGCTTTAGCAAAAATCATTGCTGGTTCTTCAAAAACCTGACCGACATCAAGAGCTACAGATGCTTCTATTTTTTGTCTACTTCTATTAAGCATCTCAGCCATTTGATCAAATTCTCTTTCTGTTCTTTCAGCATTTTTGGCAATCCAAGTTATATCTACATCTTCTCCACCAAGTTCTTTTGTATATTCTTCTTGTATTCTTCTTAATGATTCAGGAGCTTTTTCAATAACCTTTTCAAAAAGTTCCATAGCATGCTGTAATCTCAAAACTTCTACACCTGTTTCTGCCGTAGCCTTTTCTAACCCTTCTTCCACAGGAATAAGACCTCGTCGTTGCTCAGATAATCTACGAGATTGTTCCCCAAATTTTCTAAATTGTACATCATATTGAGAAAGCAAATTTTCAGCAATACTAGTATCTCTTGCTAAATTTACCATAGCACGATCAAATTTACTAACAGAACCAAGTGTAAATGGAGTACCTAGTGGGCTTACCGCTTCAGTAACGAAGGAATCAATTTCATTGCCAGTATTCTTATAAGCCTTTTGAAAACTTCTGCTGATAGTAGAACCTAGTTCTGCAGTCCTAACATCTACATCAGCAGCCAACGTGAAACCTTCAAGACGAAGTTTAATCTGTTGACTTTGTGCATCTAGCCATTGTTTGTAGACTTTTATAGCTGCATCAGTAAATGGAGTTTGTTGACCTAATACAGATTTCAAAGCTTCTGCAATTCTCTCTTCTTTTGGTACCAAATTCCCGCTAGAATCTATAATAGCTGTTTGTAGATTTGTTCCAAGAGTTGCCGCAGCGACTCTGAAAGCTTCTATTGCCTGTGGTGGTATTTTGTCTGGATACTCATCTATAAATTTCGCTATATATTCATCCATTATCTCTATAGGACTTACTTTAATATCTTCTAACTTAGCAAAGTCTGCAGATGCTGCTTCACTTTTTATAAGAGATTGGAAAAACAAATCAAGAGCATCCCCAACTTGTGCCAAATTAGTAGTAGCACCTGCTATATCTTCGAACTGACTAAGATCCAAAACTTCACCTATTCTCCCTGCTCTAGCTAATTCCTCTATAGCAGAAAGATCCCACTCAGTATCAAAACTTGGAAGACCTATATCACCACCAACAGTTTGACTTATTGCATCAAAAGTATCAACATTAGTTTGTATAGAAGCCGCTGCTCTAGAAACAGCTTCACTTAAAGTTTCTAATTCCCCAGATAAACGAACAGGTACATGAATTTTAGAAATATCATCAGTTACCTTTTCTGCAGCAGTAGCTAGACGATCAAGCTCACTAGGTATACCTGCAGCGGGAATTTGCTTGGCTATTTCTCTTAAACCACCAGCCATTTTAATTATGACATCAGTAAATAAATTAGCGGCATATGTAGGATCTTCCACATCCTTAAATAAATCTGCAATTCCAATATCAACCAGACCAGCTTCTAATCCAGCAACGCCAAATTGTTCTATAGCTGCTGCCATGATTTGATTAAAACGTTCTGGATTAGCACCAATCATCGTTTCTATCATTTCACGAGCACGGCCCTCATCAATAATAGGACCAGTAAAAACACCAGCAAAGTCAAGATCAAAAATCTTACTAATTTTAGTACCGACACGACCCCAAAAACTTTCATCAAGAACACCTGCGGCACCTTGAATATCTTTTATAAATGCATCACTAAAATCATTAATAGCATTACTAAGACCACCAGCTTCATCAACGTCAATTGGAGTAAGTTCTATACTCTTAACTCTTTCAATCATTGCATCTTCAATTTGCTTGATATCAAAATCTACAGCTTTTTTACCTGCATAAGCCAATGCACCAAAAGCAGCAGTTACACCGGCAGCAGCAAGACCAACCGGTCCAAGGAAACCAGCTAAAGAAGCGAACAATCCTTGAAGACTTTTACCAGAAATTAACGCCGCAGCTCCGACGATTACAACAGCAGCCTTAGCGAATTCTGCAGCCATAATACCAGCAGAACCACCAGTCTCTTCAAACTTAGTACTAAGAGCATCAGCAGCAACAAATAACCCAGTCAAAGCAGCCATTTGTGCTATTTGATTACCAGCTACTGCTTTAGCCCCACCAGCCAATCTAGCACCAGCTCCAGCCGCAGCAGCCTGACCAACACCTAAACCAACTCCACCGCCAAGTCTATTTTGTACTCGTTGTCTTGCTGAAACACCAGCCGCACCACCTGCACCAGCACCAAGACCACCAGTTAAACCAGCCATTAATTGTGGCAAACCAACCGTTGATGCAGTAAGAAACGCCATAGCCTTACCAACACCAGTAGCAGCCAAAGCCAAAGCTTTCATACCAGCAGTGAATCCAATAACGGCAGTCAAAGCAGGAATAACAGGTTTAATGAAATCCAACATTGTAACAAAAGCATGACCAGCTTGTGTTGCACTTTGAATAAGAGGAATAAACAATGGTTCAGCCAATGTTTGCACTAACCTATTAAATTCCTGTCCAAGAATATTTAATTGAGCTTGTAGACCAGATAAACCTTCTTCTGCCACCCTTCCAAATTCACCAGCAGAATCACCAGCAGTGATTAATGCATTATCAAGCGTGTCTATATTGGTGGACAATGCAGCAAGACGACTAAATTGTCTTCTACCACCCAATTGAGTAAGAATAGCAACTCTATCTTGAACATTAGTTATATCTTTTAATGCATCAGCTATTCTCCTAAAACCTTCTATTGCACCAACAAACTGACCTTCTTCAACAAGTTTAATACCTTTGCCTGTTAGAAAATCAATAATTTTAGGATCAGCCAGACGAGAAGAAATAGTCTTGAAGAACGTACCAACCGTAGAAGCACTTTCTCTTGTAGCTTGTCTAACAGTTGTAAAAGCAGCAGCAAATTCCCTAAAAGTACCACCAATAGCTTCAAAAGCAGCACCACCACGAGCAACACCAATAGCAATATCCTCGGCAGAAGCTGCATATTTATTGGATAAAGCCGTCATTACATCGAGTATCTCTTCTGTTTTTAAACCCTCTTTATTAAACTGGTTAATAGCTGCAATGGTACCCTCAACTGCAGTGCTAACATTCTCAAACGAAGGAGTTAATGGAACTTTAGCTAATGCCCCCAACGCTTCATTAAGTTGCTCTCCACGGAAACCAGCCTGAGCCATAGTTTTACTAATACCAGCCAATTCTGATGCTGATGTACCAGTAGCAGTAGAAAGATTTAAAATGGTATCCCTAAGACCAGAGACTTCATCTGTAGTCTGACCCATAATCTGTCGTAGTTTAAGGATAGCCCCATCGAATTCGATAACAGCAGCAGTAGCCTTACTAAGACCACCAAGAGCAGCAAATGGAACAACGGTAGCAGTTAAGAATGCAGCATATCGTTTAGCAGCCAAACCAACTGAATGACCAAAGTCATCTGCAGCTTTAGCTCCTCTTCTTTGAGCACCGGCAGCTTGATTAACAGCAGAAGAAGCTTTTTTAGAAGTAGCAGCTAATTTTGTATTAGCTTTGGATACCTTTTCAATAGCCGCAGCTTGGGTAGTAGCAGCAACAGCGACATTTTTCGCAGCAGATACGGCTGCTCCAGCACTACCGGCAGCAGCAACACCACCAACTGCACCAGCAACCCCACCAGCTCCACCAACACTAGCAGAACCGATCGCACTAGTGATAGCAGTTTGGACTTGTTTAAGACCAACTATATCTTTAATACGAAGATTGACATCTAATACAAACGGTGCAGCCACTTAGATCACGCTCCTATTTTTCCACCTTCTTCTTAACCCTTTTTCTGGTAGTTGTCTTTTTTGTTTTCTTTCGTTTAGCAATAGATATCTCACCAATCCCAGCGACAACAACTGATTCACCAGTCTCATCATCTATAAATGGTTTAGCCATTTCTATTAATAGATTGCCTTTTTCATCAATAGCTCTACCATGAGCGTCCACCATTTGACCACGTTGATCTAGGTAAACACCATCTTCATTGACAGATCTACCATTTTTATCTACAAACTCTCCTTTGTTATTAACAAACCTACCCTCATCATCAATCAAACCAGCTTCTTTAAGCCATCTCATCTCAAACATACTGATCTGTATATTTTCTTCAACATTGTAAACTATATTAGCTAATTCCTTAGCACCAGCCACAACAGCTTCTTCTGTCTGGCGATTAATATAGTCATCATGACCTCTAAGATATTGTGCACCAGTCTCAGCATTGACTAAACATTTGGTTAATAAAAATTCAAACCGAAAATTTTCTGCCTGAGCCTCAACAGTAGCAGAATCAAATTGTTGTCTTTTCTCATGGAGATCAAGAATAGCACGTCTTTTTTCTGACATTTCAATAGCTAATTGACGTGCTTCAGATATCTTCATTCCACCCTTTTTGAGTTGCAATTCTGCTGCACGGATTTCTAGGGATAGTGCTTCAACTTTTAAATTATCTCTCATTGTCCATATACCAGTTTTAGATAAATAATTTTCCAGTTCTGCTCGCAATAACAATCTCTGATCTGGAGATTCAGCTCCTTTCCTTATTAAAACAGATACTTTTAAATTATATGCTAAATTAGCATCTTGATTTAATCTATTAGTTGGTTTTATGATAGCTAATTTTATAGGCTTACCATCTTTGTCAATAGTGTCAAAAGTTTTCCTATTACCATCCATTATTTTCCTCCCAATTCAAATTTATATCCTTCAAAATTGATACTATGCAGATCAATTTCCATGACCAAAGCACGTGATTGAGTATTACCTTTATCTAAAATGTGCTTTCTAACCTGTTCCCATCTTTGTCTATTAGCCAATTGTGCTGGCGTTAATTCTCCATCGGGTAATCCATGTCCCCAAACATCTAAACCAAATACATTTTCAAATTCTGCTAGCGCAGATATAAAACATGTCCTAAACTTTTTGGTAGCTATTTTCTTTAGACGTTCTTTCGAATCATGTGCAATACGACTTTTGGATTCCTGTCTCGATGCATTACGAAGTTGCACTAATTTACGTTCAGTATCACTCATGACATTCCCTATCTTTGGTTAATACTTTTAACGTGAGTTTTTCTCATGTCCATAAATTGTGATTTCATTTCCCTTTGGGAATCTGGCATATTTTGTTCTGCGACATTGCCATGTTTTTGTAATAGTTGTTGTTTTGCACGTATCTTAGCTCTGCTAGTTGGATCATTCATATCATACACTTTTTTAGCACCATCTTGATCAGACATAACAAAAACCTCATTACGACCGTTCTTTTTACCTTTTGGTAAATCTTGTATTTTTTGAGATTTATCTTTAATCTTTTCACCTTGACGAATAAACCAAGAATCCAATAAATCATCATCATTAATAATATCTTCCGATGGTCTCTCATAAGCAGAATAAACGGAATCGTATAGAGAAGACCAATGAGCTAATTCTCTTTGATTATAAGACCAAGATACAATAGAACCATCGAATAATACTCCATTATGTTTAGCCGTATCCCAATAAACTCTCCATTGTTGTGATCGGGCAAGTTCTCTGATAACAGAAGTAGCTATTCTAGACCTATAGAAATATATCTCACACAATTGCATTATTAAATTACTATTATCACCTTGCTCAAATTCTGCTTCAGTTGGCCAAAGCAATTCTCCATCTAATTTCTCTGTTATTCGTCCTACGGTGAAACGTTGTTGATGAAGAATAGCATTAGCTTCTGCGCTTATTTGTGTCAAATTATTTCTACGAGATAATCTTTCTATTAAAGCTTTTTCTGCATTGCGAAGCATTTTTCTAGCTTGTTCTAATTTCGTTGTATTAAATACAAAATCCAATAATCCACGACGTATTGTGTGAATATCTTGTTTAAGCCCTTCGATTTCAAATTCTAATTGTTCACTCCATTGACCAAGATTAATCAAACTACAAATAACATCATTCTCTGATAATAATCCTAAAAGAATACCATAATCATATTGAGTGTCATAAATAGATGCTGCACGGACTTGCTCATCTGGTGTGGGAGGACGCAAAAAGAGTTGAATCAATTGGCCATCCTGTATGTTTATAGTTGCTAAAATTTTATTACAACTTATCTTAGCGATAAGTCGCTCCTTTTCAGCCATATTCATAACATACCTTCCCAGTCCCAAAATCAAAGTGGTACTGACTATCCATATCCTATCCCTATCATTATACACATTGTCAATAAAAAGGCCGCAGGCATGAAGCCTACGGCCAAGTAGAGGGAAGTAATGATGTCAGAAATTCATTAGAAGTATCTTTGTTCCTTCAGATTTGTTGGCAGACATTCCACAATCGCCAAAAGTTCTACAGGAGTTGAACCGTTGACCCCAACAGCATCTTCAGCCTGGACAGACAGGGTTGTTCTCAGTGACCCACCCTTTGGAACCGAAACATATGTTGTATCCATAGCCACACCAGTTGTGCTGACATAACCAGATTGCGAAGGAGCTTTGAATAGTAGTGTGTCAGTATTTGAAACAACACCAGACAAATTCACACTAACAACATTATCCCAGGCTGCAGTAGTTGGAGCAGCAGGAGAAGCGTCAACTTCATCAGAACTCTGTAGAGCGACTGTGAAATTAGAACCACCACCGTCGAAACCAGACCCAACCACAGAAGTACTATGAACCTCAAATCCTATAACATCTACATTAAATGGACAATCTTTGCTGAAAAATGTCTCTGTGTCGGTCACTGCAGAACCAGATACAGCAGTAGCTGATAATGTTTTGTACACCTTAAATGTTTTCGGTGTCGGATTAAGATTTGCTCCAAAATTGTCGGTCACTAGAGTCATGGCGTTACCTCCATTAAAAGTAAGGCTGCAAAGATTCTAATCCTACGCAAGATTAAAGGCTAAGCAGATTCACCTAGAAGTTTATACACCAAAAAATGCCAGACGCATAAGATATAATGAGATTTACTGCCTGATATGATTAATTAGGGAAATTGATATGTGCAAATTCTCCAAAATATTGTTTAGCAGCCGAATCATATGCTTTTGCCGCATCCTGTTCTTGCAAAAAATATCCTAAATGTTTCTTCTTACCATTGATGCGGATGGCAGCGTGCCATTTGCTGTTATATTTATTAAAGCAGACACCCTTAAACCTAGAAGTTCTTTTTTGTGTTAGATGTAAGTTGGCCATATTTTGTGATCTAGTGGCTATCCTTAAATTACAACGACGATTATCACACCCGTTATTGTTAATATGATCAATTTCAAGCCCATTTGGATTATTCATTAAAAAACGATGCATGGATTGTTTTTTCCCATCAATTTTTGCCCATGCATAGCCGTTAGAGTAACACCACGATCTAACAATCAAATTGCTGTAATCCATGTCGTCGACTATCGCAACTTTCCCTTGTGTTAATGGTATAGTTTGCATAATAAAATTCGAGCCCTATTCCTGGAGAGCTACTCATCGCCATGCACTGTTCAAATCAGGCCGGGCAGGACTCGAACCTGCAAGCATCCTGGATCAAAACCAGACGTTCTGCCAATTGAACTACCAGCCCACTGCAAAGTCATTTTTTATAGGATTCTAGTTTACTCTGCGTCTATTTTTAGACCAAGATTTCGAGCAATCTCGATAATCGCCTGACGGAAATCTTTGGTACGACCAGCCTTTATATCTTCCATGCTTTTTTCCAACAGATGTAAACTCTGTCTCATTTCTTCGTCTTGCATAAATTTCTCAAGACAATCTACACATCTGGTAGCTTCATATGGTTTTCTACCTGGACAATCAATTCCGGATCTTTTACGACATTCAAAACAAAGAATTCCAGTTTCTTTCTCTATCATAAGATTTCCAATTCCTCTAATTCTATTTTATCTAGGGCCAACTGTGTATTGATAACTATTGCCATAGCCTGTATTGCTCCTCTGTCTATATCAATATTAATATCGCCATCGACCAATCTACGAGCCTGGTCACTCATATTTGCACCAATACCCCAAGCGTCTTTCAGTTTCTTTAAGTAATCATCCCTATGTTTTATTAACAGTACCTTATTTTTTATATCCATTGTGTTATCCTATTTTAATACCAACGACAGGAATCGAACCTGTACTTCCTGGTCCACAGCCAAGCGTTCTTCCGTTAAACTACGTCGGCTTCTGTTATCAAAGCTTCTAATGTCTCAAGAGTAGCACGAGAAACAACAACCATTGGGCCTTTCCCATGAGTATAATCAGCGGCAGTCAATAAACCACGAACTACGTCTCTCATAGCTTCTGCAGATTCGTGCATTTTACAAAATGTCAAGAAATCAAAACCATCACTGGTAAAACCACAGTGACATCCACAATCTTTTTCGTGTGTAATTTCAATGCTCATCACCGCCTCTTCCAACTACTAATACATCATTTTTACCTAGCGAACAAATAGAGTGAGCACCGTTTTCATGTAGTGTCCACAAATGAATCACCCTATTATTAGTAGGACATGGTATAGTAAACCAACTCCTACCATTAAGGATCGCATGTGTCTTTTCTAAACATTGCAATCTCTTTATCTGGAATTCCTGATCTTTGATGATTTTTTGTGCCCATTTAGGTAGTTTTTTTACATCGTGCATCAGTCGCTCACACAAAATTCTGGACAATCAAATCTCATTTCCAAACCATACATCTTCATGTGTAGCTTACCTCTGACACCACGTTCTAGTAATACTTCTATGAAGCTGTCATCACCATCTGGGTACACCATAGAATCATACATAAGATTAGCGGCTAGCCTGACTTCAGCATGATGATCGAAACAAATAATCTTTGGTCTTCGTCCGTACTTTTCATGGAACTTTAATATCATCCTCTGTATTGTATGTCTGATGTTGGCACGACCGAATCTACGGAGCAATGATTCATCTTCTCTCATTACCTGAGCAGCTATATGTTGTTGACGATCAAAATTATCCATAGCCTTTTGCATATCTTGTCCTACTGCCTCCCAATCCTTATAAGCCAATGGACAAATATCATACACGCATTCACATTCTTTACCACAATCTTCACATTGCTGAAATTCTCGTTTTCCTAATTCATTTTCGCACATAAATCTACTCCTTAGGAAACTTCCGTGGTTTCGGACAATTTCTAATTTTCATCTTCTTTTCCCCAGTAAAAAGAGTCAAGATAGGCATCGATAATCCATACTAAAACTAATGGTCCAAAACCAATAACCCATACCATCATTCTGTAACTCTACTAATACCATCCTTAGTTTTTATCTTAGCAACTCTAAATCCTAAAATCCTATCATCTTGTTCGTTCATGAGCATCTGGATAACATTTTCCCTATCACTAACAAGACCATTCAATAAGCCTATTAACCTTAATCTACCATCCATCGTAACTTGAACTGTAGGATGATCAATCATTTCTTGATCTGCGTGAATAGAAATATTAAGCAACATCTTATTAACAGTTTCTTCATCCTGATCTAATGCACTATTCAGAAAAGCTACCACTTGATTCATTGTCATTTTAAGAACTCCCAATAATTTCAGTTTCAATAAAGCGTTTCCTCTTCTAATCCTATATCTAAAGCTATCCTTCTAGCTAATAAATCAGCACCTTTACAACCTCCTTCTATAATTATAGCATCTTTCGGAAGTCTACGCAACCTATCTTCGATGGTTTTTATGTTTAACCACCTTCTGTCACCACAAACAATTACTTTCATATTAATTCCACACCTGTCTCTTATACACATCTCCGAGCCCACGAGACTAGGCATGATCTCGTATGCCGTCTTCTGCTTGAAAAAAAAAAGGTACACAATCTCCACATCTAGGTCTCAACGAATCATCCTTATCTATCCCTTTGCAAAAACAACCAAGCACTTTGCCTTTCAATTTTGCTATTCGTGCAGCAAATTCTGGATCAGTCCGCAATCTATCATAAAAATGTATATAATATAAATCTAGAACCTCGTCACGATTACCATTTCGTCCAATTATAAATGGATTCCCAAAATAACCATCCTGTCCATTACCAGCTCTCCCTATATACACATCATATTTATCATGTTTAATATTTACAACAGTAGTTTTCATGTATCAATCCTCTCATGAATATCAAATGTTATACCATCATAAGTGGCGCTGTAAATGCCATAGTGAGGACCAACCTTATCTACGCATACCTTCAAAACTTGTATAGCTTCCTTCAACGAATCACAAGTACCATAAAAAACAATCTTTTCTGGACCAGGTAATTTTCCATCATTACGGTTGACCATTACAAGATATACCTTTTGTGTCGTGCTATTCATCATTATACTCCACATCAAGTTCCAGGATATCATCTGCTATGTGAGCCAAAAAATCAGGAGCATCTGTATTAGGGCCATCTCTCTGTACGACAGACTCACCATCAAATGCTTCATGATGGAAAAACCACTTAACAACAGCTTCAAAAAGATCTTCTCTGGTCTCAGGATCATCTTTATAAGTTACTTCACCGAAATCTGTTTTTTTACGACGAATCACTATATTACTCCTATATTCAGAAATTTTCACATCTATCTTGCCATATTATATTACGAACTACATCTTTTAATTGTGACATAACCAATATACGATGTTGTCTCATAGAATTATTTAGATCCTCCTCTAATCCCATCAATAGTCCGTGTTCATTTCTGAGATATTCTGCGATATATGATACAACTACCGATACTTCTTCTTCCGAAGGGTTTTCTGGTCCCATACAAGGCATAGTCCGATACTCCAATAAAAAAGCCCGCAGTTTCCTACGGGCGAGATCTACTCCAATTTTCTGGAACTAGACCTAACCCGCATCACCTCTCGGTGCGGCATTTGGATTAGGTTGATTAAGCTGATGCTTATACATTCCAGAAACCTCCAAAAATGTTATACACAAAGTTAAGAATTTCTATTGCGAATTACTGATGTTAAAACAAAAATAATTCCACAAGCAAAACCAATACCACATAATACAACAGATGTAGTAGAAAAACCACAACAAGCAAGTAAACTATACATTTTACCTCCCTAGAATATCAATAATCCAACTAGAACCAAAATGATAATTAGTAGACCAACAACAACTGGCCAACCAGCAGCAATCATAAATACTATATTATCCCACAAGTCATACATATAACATCACCTAAAATACTACGATCTCTGTAGATCCAAGCAAGAACTGAATCAATCTACCCATCCCCAAACCAAAACCACTTCTAATTAAAGTATTATGACTACGGCATCCTCTTTTGTCATCTGAGGAAAGGTTTAAATAAGATACAAAGGGAGCCCAACTAGCTTGCTCGACTTTTGTATTAACTACACCACCATTAGTTTGATCAGCACGAATTTTCGTCATCTGCTGAAACATTAAACTTTCTCTTAATTTAATACTAAGAGTTCTATAATCTTCTTCCCGTCTCGATCCGCCGAAAGTTTCACCAGCCCAAGGTAAAAGCAAATCAACACAATCGACAGTAAATCTATTTTCATTATATTCCTCAATAGGCATATTTGCTTTTAATGGTTCACGACAAGTACGATACATATTGAAAAACTTGATGGATTCTGGATAATGCGTGACCTGAACAGGACCTTCAAATAGAACACATATCATTTCTTCAACATTAGAAGTAAAATCATCACCCCAATTGATAGAAACACCACGGTTACTCAACATTTCAACTACTTCTGTATAAGTGATGATCTTAGCTGGACTATCCAAAAAACCCTCAAGTCTCCGTCGATGTTCCGTACTAATACAATCTGATTGTAAAGCCGTACTAATCGCAGCATTTAGAATTTTCTGTTGGAATAAAAGTAAAGCCTTTAAGTCAAAATTTAAAGATTCAAATTCAAGCAATGCAAATTCAGCCAGATGACGTCCATCACCAGCCTTAGGTTCATTTCGATAACTACGTCCCAAAGTCCAGACACCAGGAAGACCATGTTGTAAAATTTCTGCTTCCATCAATAACTGATCTGTTTGTGATAGATATGCTAATTGTGGAGTATTCTGCAAAATAAAAGCTGTTGGTACATTTTCACACGCCCCAGTACCACCAGTAATTTTATTATAATATGATTCCACCACATCGCTATCATACATAACAGCTCTAATCTTATCTAATACGTCAGCCTTAAGTTTAATCAATTCCTTCATTTATTTATCCTTTTTCATGTGTTTAAATTGCTCAATTTGCTTGAGTCTATCCTCAGCCTGTTTCCTCGACGAATAACATCCCAACTTCTTTCCGGTCTTGCTATAAATACAAAATGGTTTACTATCAGGACCATCTTTACGAATTACAGCATCAGTTTTTAAAGCTTCTAATAATTCTTCATTCCAATCTGTCACTGAACGTTCACCCCTTTTCAAAATTTCTTCTTTATCAAGATAATATTTATATGGCGTATTTCCTTTTCTCCTGCGTTTTCTGCGTGTTTGACTTTTATTAGTGCGAGTACTCATGTGATACCAACTCAGTCCAACAGCAGCCACTATACGAATTAATAGGACACCTCAGCAGTCTTGGCCCAATCATCCCATTCATCAATATCTACTTGTTTTCGAATCGGTTCAGGTTCTACTATAGTACCTAATGGCTGATCAACTATTACTTCATAAAATACTTGACTCATTGAAACATCTAAAACAAATCTACGTTCGATACCCCATTCGGAGTCATTCCTGACGAATTTAGAATACGTACAACCCATTTCGGGTGTTAACATTATTCCAAAGCCCCTTCCCATCCGTGTAAAAGCTTATCATTATTATCAAAAAATAATTCACCACATACATCCATATTTCCTGAACATGCAGATAAATCCCACCCATATATATTAGTTAATAAATCACAGCCAGGTAGAATAAATAAACATAACAATATAATTATCCATATTGGGACCATAAATTTAATAACCGTTTGCCAAGAATTATTTTGATAACGATAGTCTCTCATAATTATCCCCATCCACTACCAGATGCTCTTTTCCGAGCACTAGGAGGTTTCTTTAAAGGAGGAAAACGTCTATAAATTTCACGTGCTTTCAATTTATCAAGTTCTCTATGCCATGCTTCTTCTCTTGCTGGAGTCCAGGCATTAGGACTACCAATAGAATCTAAAATAGTTTCATCAGGTTTTGACAATCCATCCTTGTTTCTACTCATCTCATAATTTTCCTTCCTAAGAGCCGCGAGAGGGATTCGAACCCTCGACATTTGGTTTACAAAACCAACGCTCTGTCCAACTGAGCTATCACGGCTGCTGAGATAAAAGGCGATCCACAACTACTTTCATAGTAGGATCTAAATCTGAATAATAGCAACCTTTTACCCATCTGCCATGAACAAAAGCGGCATAGCATACAGTAGCTACTTCTATATCTTTAGGTGTTTTACCGTCAACATCTACATCAAGCCAATAATTAGAAGTAACACTATTAGTAGTTTTGTTACAATTCATACATCTAGCCAGTGGCATATTAACCTACTTTCTATCACAAACACAATTCTCCTCAGATTTCGGAACAATAGTTATTTGGAGATCATTCTCATCCCAATTAACATTATTAGTCCTGCACACTAATACATCAGTCGCTTTATCAACAAGAGCTTTACATCCATTATTAATTTGCACTTCCTCTAATGCGACAATAACAGGATGCTTTTTGGTACATTCTGCAAGATATTTTTTCCAAATAGCAGTACGGCATGGTTTATCAAGATCACTAACCCATAATGCATCTCTAAGAGCTATCTTTCTACCAAGAGATTTGGAAAAAGTATCAATAGGATGACAAATAGCAAGACCATAACCAACTATTTCATCATCAACAAAGACCCCAGCAATTGTACATTGTCTAATCCATGATACATCTTGATCATCAATATAATCGAGGACTTCACAAGCTAAATGATTTACATCTATAGCATCTAGTAAAGTTTCTTTATTAAATCGACCATGCTCAAATCTAATTGCAATATTCTTAGATGAAAATTCCAATTTTAACATTAGTATACCTCTCTAATTCAACAGATCCTATCAAAACACTGACGAGTATCGGATTCGAACCAACAGTCCTCTTTAATTTCCCCTAGGTCCAACACAATCGGGGTCGGTGGTATAGGACACCCCACCAAGCTCACTCCAGTGATACACTCCCTAACAACTAGTGCTTTCCTCGTCCAATAGCCGGGGGTGGAGTCGAACCACCAGTTACGGTTTATGAGACCGTCGTGTTGCCGTTACACTACCCCGCAAACTAACGCCGCTGAGTTGACAACGACGTCGTTGCTTTTTCCACACATGGTGAATAAGCTCAATCCCGATGCGTCCAACGGGAACCCTGTCAGGTAGGGCCACCCCCTGTCGTACCCATTTATAATGACTGGTCCAGATAGGGTAAAGCGTCGGTCATTCCGTAAAGTCAAACTTCTACATCTCCAGATATTTGACATTTCTTGTCCTCATATTCTGCCATGACTCTTCTTCTAAATTCTGCTTGTGCTTCTGCCAAAGCAGAGGAAACAACTGCCATTCTAGCATATGATCTAACACCACCAGCTTCTTGTGTTGTTAGAATAATCGCCAGACGAAAAAGCACATAGTTTAATTCTCCAGACAACTCGTCATTATCTCTTCTAGTATTCAATATATGACCCAAGTTGTCAACTAAATTATCGTACTTTTCTCGTTCCTTTTTTGGTATATACGGCATTTCGCATCAAATCCAATCTAGCTTTTAGACAGATAACGATTCCCTACAACTTTTAATTGAACACGCCCAAGTCGACGTTCGGTACGTTCATGTATTGGCTTGATAACTACCCCTTCTCGATAATGCTCTGCAGAAGATATGGAGCTATCCCCATCTGCGAACTCAATAATCTTGTCTTTGTCAAAAGGTCCACGATAAACAAGTGGAACCCACGGGATACCTGCCGCCAATTTGCGGGCTTCGTCGTGATCAAGCCATCTGTTTCCTTCTAAGATATCAAAAGCAGCAAACCAAACAACGCCATTTGGTGCTCCATATTTAAGATTCTGGACCTGCCCATAAACTTCACCATAAACGACAAGATCCTGATTATGTCTGCACCAACTTTCTAGTGCTGTATTATTCGCAAGAGCTTTCCACCATAAATTCTGTGGATCCTGTTTTTTCCAATGCTTACGAGATCCAGCAAACATCTTATCATTTATACACATAAATCTTGAGTTACAATTATGTATTAATACACCATTAGCAAAATAATTATGCGTACCAGTTTCTAAATCGTATCTTTGTCTATTTTCTGATATACGATCAATAGAAGTGATGGTTTGATCGACATATACAGATTTATATGAATTGTCTTTTGAGGGCATCCATCCGTCATGACCACGATAACGTTCTGGAAGTTTATATTGCATAACCTGTGGAATATACGGTGCGATTATCAGAAACAACTTTTCAGCATCATTGGAATTAAGCCTCAGTCTCCAGCCTGACGAATTGTATTTGATGGCATGTATATCGAATTTGACCAAAGCCAATACTAGATTATCCACACTAAATTCAGAAAATCCATTCGTCGCAAATACAACCCTGTCTTCTTGGTCCTCGTGATGACACAAACTACCATCATCCATATACCAAAATGCTAAAGCTATTGGAGTCAATTTTGGCACAATCGATGTCGGAACCTCCTTGTGCCCGTCTACAAACCAATCGTTGAAAAGATCTTTGATAAATGCGCTAGAAACAGTTCTACTTCTGGTCATCAGTGTTCCATATCCACTTATATGGTCTGTCTGTCTGTTACCGCACATTGTTCCTAGCGCTTGTTCCGTATATAGTAGATATTCTTCGTGATCTTTTTTATGACTGAATTTAATGAAACCAGAAGAATCATTGCAGTCATAACTACCATCACCAAGCATCTTACCAATTAAGACCTGTTCCTGTATTGGTGTTAGTTCTAACTCTGATCTTACCAGCCTAATAGTATCACCAACTGCCAGATGTTTAGCTTCAAGAAAACCGTTGTCAGAGTCTCCAAAATCAGTTTGTGTGACCACAAAAACTTTATGATTAGGAGTACATTTTAACGAGCCAAAATAACTGCCTCGTCCAGCTCTGTGTCTATCAAACGTAATTTTCAACCATTCGTTACCTAAACCATTTTTATAAACACGTTTTACACTGGTAGATACAATACTGTTAGAAGTAAAATCATATCCTAAAACTTCTCCATCATAATCTGAATCAACCAATTCTTGTATTCGTTGTCTCTGACCGTTCGGCAACGAAATTCGTGCCTGAGATTGTACACATCCATGAATTTTTTCAGTAACAATTACTTCTTCGCCGTCTTTGAACAAACGAGCATATTTTCTGAAATTCAGAACATCATATGTTGGAAAGAATCCCTTTGGGGCAACAACATTATCGCCACCAGTGCTAAAATGTCCGTGTACTTGTGGTTCGTAATGAGTCACACCAAGTGCTTCCATACAGTCATCACCGATCTTGGCTCCACCCGGTGCTGGCACCAATAGCCCCATGGACCATTCTCCCCTGAGTTTCTTTACTTTAATTCTGTAATGTCCTTTTAGAAAAGCAAATGTCTTTGTTTCCGGGACAACACTGTCTGGTGGGATGTAAACGGCAAGATCTCCATCTCGCCAATCTGCTGTACGGACAGCACACTGAAAATCACCAACATCAACAAGACTAAGTGAATTAGCATTTGGATGAGATCTTAACTTGATCGCTACTACATCGCAAGTGTGTTCTGCTACTTTCATTATTCTTGATCTCCATTATTACATTTAAGATCACCGGCATCACCTTTTTTCTTCCTTTTAATAATATCATCAATTTCCTTACTTATACTATGAGGAGATTCAGGAATGATATTTGGTGAAGATAATTGTTGGGATAATATAGTAACCGGAGGATGTTGTATCTCCTCGATAACAACAATCAATCCGTGTATAAGATCACACAATGCAGCACAAGTAACTTTATGATGTTTCGTACCAATGTTTTGTTTAATAGATGTTAATTTATTTCTAAGTATACCTGTATCCATTATTGACTCCAATCATAGTCTTTGTTGGTCTCAGTAAAGCTTTCTATTAACGTAGTCCCATCCTGATATTTAGTAAAGACACACAAACCTTTTGTATAGCCCAAAAAAAGATCTATTATTTCTTCGGACATGAAGGGTATATTTAACAATTTACATGCGCAATTAACCAAAATTATATCAGCAGGTATTATCGCACCAACTCTTTTTAAAGATGGAACTAATGACACATATACTGATGATCCAAAACCAATTTCGCTGACAGATACTAATACAGCAAATAATCCTTCATCATGGATTGTTCTTCTAACAAATTTATCACATGCGAGATCAAAACTAGGAGCGTCTATAATCTCTTTACGTGGACCTGCTTCTAAATAATACTTTGCCATCTTCATTCTTCGCCATAATACCTATATATGGAAAATTACGATATAATCCATTATAGTCAAGACCATAGCCAACGACAAATTCATTTTCTATATCAAAACCAACACATTGGATACTTATGTTGTCTGGCGATTTCCCAGATTTCCTTAGTAACACAGCAGTGGTTAAACTTTCTGGATACGACCACGAAATATATTCCTGTACAAACCTGATGGTCTGACCACTATCAAAAATATCATCGATCAATAAAACGTGCCTATCATGAAGTTTAGTGGTGGGTGTCATTAAAAGCTTAAGATCTTGCGGTGTTACTGACTTGCCTGGATAGCTAGATACCCTAACAAAATCCAATTCCATTCTTAGATTGAGATGACGTATCAAGTCGGCCAAAAATAATGTTGCACCAGAAAGTACCCCAATAACCACCAGTGGTTCAGTTGAATGATGAACAGAATTAACAGTCCATTTATAACGATCCGTTAACTCAACTCCCATTTCGACAATACGATTTTGTATTTGTTTTTCTGTCAGAAGTATTCTCATAATTCATATTTCGTATTGTTCGGGATACAGAAATATCCATATACCAGGTTTGGGATTTGTCCATATAACATCAAAACCATTAGGCCCGAAAAATTTTGCATGTAATGGTTTTTCTACCACTGTCTGTTGAGAGTCATAACGACTAGTTAAATAAGGATCTATTATAGTAATCTCATCGCCAGGATATGGTAAACACAAAACTATCATATATAATCTCCGTCAACTTGGAAAAATAACCGGCTTAACCCACCGGTTATGAGTGGCTCTATCACCTAAAAGAAAATGGAAAGGAGGTGAAGCGCAATGCGCGGCCACAGGGCTATGTACATTATACTGGAGGTAGCGGCATCGAAGCCGCGTCCAGAAACAGCTCCCATAATATTTCTACGTGCGTAGTTGATTATTTGAATCTCGGAGCCACGAACGCAAATCAACATGCTTTCGTCTTTCCATATCTAACTGTTGTTTCGCTTCAATCTGGTTAGATAACAAATTGAAACTAGCCTACAAATCATCGCCTAATAAAATAGTAGGCATCTTCTATTAGACGGGCTACTACGCAGCCATTGCTAACTGAACTTTGTCAGCTAAATTAAATGCCAGTTGTTTTACGAGGCCAACTGACCACCTCGGCACGCAATACTATTTTCACTTGTCCTGTCGAAACCTTTTACCCCCATAGTCAGACAATCAATTATCGGAAACCTGACTATCAATACCCGTAGCATGTCTCTCATGTGGATTATAAATGCGATCCTTCTGCACATGAACTTGACGATCACTCCGCTGGAAATACGGACCTTGATTAGATGCACAACCACTACCAAGTACAACAACCGTGACAACAACAGCAGCACCCAGTAGCCCAATGATACCAAAACACTTCTTCAAATTCATCTCATTTTCTCCAAAACAAAACATAATAAATCAATCAACATAAATATTATACGTTGTTCATCAAACAATGGCCAAACAAAAAAACAAAATTTATTAAAAAAAGCAGGGACCGTTATCGGCCCCTGCGCCCTAAAGTAGCGAACGACGCGCAAGGATGGCGTAAACTGTGACACCTGCTCAAACACTATCGTTCATCTATATTATACACCAGACGTTGCCGATAATGGAGTAGGAATTACCGAAATTGATCCGGGCCAACGCAATCCACTACAAAGAGTTATACAATCGGTACCTTCGAAGGTACAACTTTTGATTTTACCTAAAGTTACCGATTGACTATCATCAATAAAAAATAGCCTGTCCCCAATAACTTCTCCACCAAAATAAGCAAAATTTTCCATAACATTTTCAGGTATCTCATATACTGTATCAAAAAAAGACGCAGTTATACCAAATGGATAATGTAAACCACTACTTATGATTGTCTCAACATTCGAACCATCGAGATCTGATTTTTTAATATAATGACCTTCTAAATCAGTCCAATAAATTTGTTCATTTGTCAAAACAAAATCATATGGATGTCTTAAATCACCAGATGATGTCCTATCACCAGATAATAATATTTCTGGACCTGAACCATCAAAATTACATCTTATCAATTCCGCATTATATTGGCCACTAACACCTCTCCCTAAAACGTATAATTTAGACTCAGCTACATCTATATCTAATGCAACTGGTTCGTGTAAACCACTAGCAATTTTTGTAACATCTGTACGAGTGGATGGAGTCTCTCCACTTGGAATCTCTATTCCCATTGAATAAAGATTATGTTCTTCCATGTCGGTAAAAAATACTGTACCAGATTCCGAACTAACAGCTAATCCCCATGGGTGCATAGTACCACTACATTCATAAATCTTTTCTTTATTATCTCCATGGCGGTCTAGCCTATTGACTTCAACCGTTCCTGATGCCGTAGTACGATCATCTATCCAATATACTAATTCACCACTTGGATCATAAGCAATAGCATGCGAACTTACTAAATCATTTTGAATTATAATGGACCCACTAGTACATAACATACCTATATGTTGTAATTCAGTATCAACTTCATTATACCATAATCTATCTATTTCTGACATTGAATCTGCCTTTCTATTCAATTCCATATTCACTATCTGGTGTTCGAATAATGATAACAGCATGCACATCATCTAATCCACTCGCTAGTATAATATTTTCACTACCATCTAAATTACAACTTCTAACCAGATCATCTCCACCATCTTGTGTAAAAATTAATCTATTACCTATTAACTCACCAGCATATCCTATAAAGACATCAGGATTCACATCCTGAACATCATCCCAACCATCAATAGTAGCTATGGCCAAACCGTACGGTGCTGAATTAGATATACTAGATAATATTTCGACATTACTACCGTCTATATCTGCTCTACCAACTTCATCTGCACCAGGAGCGGTCCAATATATTTTGCCATCATAAATGAGCATATCACATGGATCATCAGTTACACACCATCTGTTACTAGTGACCCATTCTCTGTTGGTACCATCAAAATCACGTTTTGATACTCTAAAACCCCATTTACCTTCTTCTACACTATATTGTTGTGTCATAACATATAACTTTAATGCCCTAACACCACTTGCGACAGTCATCGCAGAATGTATTACACCAGTAGAATTATCAATTTCTATCATATCACTCTTATGACGCTCTGCAGCGCTACTACCACTTGGGATGTCAACACCAATAGAATATATATATCCAGGTTTATCACCATTAACAAAAAACACCAATCCTGATTCCACACTAAGAGTCATAGCTTGTGGTTTTATATTTGGCCCTTCTCCATCAAACATTTCCTCTCTAGAACTACCCAATAAATTTATTCTTTCAATTGCATATTCGTCAGGATCACTCCAATAAATCTTTTCTTTAACATCATGATATGCAAAATTATATGGATGATCGATATTGCCAGAAGTCATTGGCGTACATCCACTATTAGTACATAACACATCTTTATAAACCATTTGGCCTGATGTACCTAATGTTTGTTTAGTACCCAACCACAATTTATCCCACAAAACAGACGGCATTGCGCTCTCCTTTCGTATAAAAAAAACATGAGGCAGAAGAGGAACTAAGCTCATCTACCTCACGTCTTATTGCATCATCATCCTTCATAATTGTTATAATCCAGCAGGATCTTGTGGATGAGTAACACTTAAACTATTAAAGTTTGAATAATTATACGAGACAGTGACATTGCCACCACCAGCATCACCACCACCATAGGTGACAGAAGCGAGCTTATTATTCGCACCAAGATTTAATAAAGTACCTTCTTCAACCCAGACTAAGATTTTCTGATCAGTCAAGTTGGTTCCACCAACAGGATCAGCAAGAGCATCAATTAAGTCTCCCTCAGAAGCAGTACTATCAATAACACATGTAACTTCAGTTGGGAATGAAACAAATCGATGATATGGGCCACGTCTACCTAATTCAAATAACTCTTCACGACCAAGATCTGTCGAGACTGTAACGGTTTGTAGGTGGGCAAGATATGCATCCCCAGAAACAATATTCCATCCACTAGCATCAATACCGTCAATCTCTGTAGGCCACAGACTTCCACTAGTACCAGTTACAGCACCAGTATCACTCATAGAACAACCAGAACCCATTAAAATATTCTCTCGACGAGCTACACCACCAGATGCAGTAACGGATAACGGAGCATCAGATCCATCGAAAACAGATGGCAAGAAATGATCTAACCCACTTGCTGCCCACAGTTTATCATTACCAACCAAAGTTACATCTTCAGTAGAGTTACCGTCAACATTTAATGTATATGTTAAAGCTGAAACATACATACCAGACATACCGACAGCCTGTACCGGAGTACCAGATGCATTTTCATTAGTATCGGGATAAATATTTAATGCTGTATAACACCTTTCGTTAGATCTACCAACTAATGTGGCAGAAGCGGCACCTGGAGTTGCAAGATGATACAGAAGAGGATAACCATCGAGAACTTTTTGTGCGGTCAATTCAATGTCAGGAATACCCTCTATATTCTCATAAAGTTCTAATTGACCTAATTCGAATACCTGTTCTAGATTAAAAGTAGTAGTTAAACCAACACTTTGCACACCGTGTGCAGTAACAAAACCAGACGGATGTGTTCCAGAACCAACATGAACCGCACCAGAATCAAGCGGACACAAAACACCATGCTCTGCAAAGCCTAAAGCCTGAACAGCGTAGAAAATCCTGTTATTTGGCATAGGTCACTCCCCTTTCTCAAAAGACTATCCAACCTTATTTTTATACACCAAAACTTATTTTTTATGAGGGCAAATACCACCATTCAAATATTTCCCCATATTACAATTCCAACATAATAATTGATAAAAATTTGGAAATCCATTATTAATAATATCTTTATAAATGCTTATACCACTGCCTCTTAATTTCCTATGCCTATTTCCATCATTGTTAATATGGTCAATATTTAGTAATAGTTCATTAGATTCTCCACAACAACTACACTTATGCCCATAATGATTAAAAACCAATAATTTAATTCGTCTATTATCTTCTTTCCTCTTATGTTTCACCTTAGTCTGATAATGTTTTCTAGATTTGTCTAAACATTGATCACAAGTACGCAATCCCTCTTTGGGAATATTTTTACCACACTGTCCGCACAATCCCATACCATGCCGCTCTTCTGATATAGAAACAAATTTATTATTGCGTTTATATCTACAATTATCACACTCTGTGTGCTGACCATCCGTTTGATCTCCACACACAACACATAAAAAATTATTTTTCGCTTTTAATCTTCTATCACTTTGTGTTCTCTTTGCTTGTTGGCTACATATATCACACAATAAACTAGATCTATTACTTTTGCGATGACATTTAACACATAATCCCGCTTTCTTTCTGGCATTATAAAATTGTCTATAATATTCCCTACTACACTCAAGACATTTACGATCTTTATTAACAGATTCTCTTGTCCGACATTTGATGCATAATCCCATAATGTTTCTCCTTCCATGGGACTTATACACAAAAATCTATATATTTTCCATATCAATCTCCACCTTCCAAACTACCCTAGCCCGAAACAACTTAGAATTTAATGAATTAAGTTTAGTTGAATTACTATTAACATTTCTCAAACGTTTCCATGGATTACTCAATGTCATTTGAACCCAATTTGTTGTTCCATCAACAATATCTCCGTATTCATCAAATGGAAACGTAATATTATTTAAATCAGCCATCCAAAATGTTTTCCTACTTTGATAATCAATCCAGTCCATTAATAAATTCCTATCCTGAGGATTATCAGCAAAAATATGAAAAATAATTATTCTAGTTTTAATTTGTCCACCACCCAATTGCATTCCCCGCTGGGAACCAGTAGTAACCTCTATGAAAACGCTTGGTAACCATATTTGATGTTCCCTTGAAGGAGTGCCAGACGTAGAAGCATCTGAAAGAAATTCCTCCACTGCGTCCATCATCAATATGCGAAATTCAGGTTCATCAGCAAACCCAACATGGATTGATCGTCTCGTATATTCTGCTCGTATATCGTCTAATGTATTTTTCGGCTGATCGAAAATTATCCTACCATTAAGATAATCTACATGAAATCCATAAACACCAGCGGAACCAGTCGGATGGAAAGTACCATCTAAATAAACACCAGAAACACGGAATGGATCTAGAGCACCGCTAACTCCAAGAGATGCACCACTTTCCCATACCCATTCACGTCCTGCGCCTTCCCAAACTTGACCAGATGCATATCTCTCATCATCTACAGGATGTAATCGAGCCTCATCTTCATCATACCAACTTTCGGAATTATATTCATAAACACCATATGCACCATTATTGACAAAATTCCAATCTAGGAACCATTTAAGATTGTACTGAAGCTGATCGGTTAATTCATAACCGCCGAAGCCACCAACATTTATGCCATTAAATGTAAGAGCCATTATACCACCTTCTTCATAACTATTTGAGCAACTTCTGATGCAGTACGATCTCTACCAAGGGTATATTCTATGAAATTCTCTCCTAAATTACCCGCAATAATCGATGGTAAAACATACCCACCATCACCACCAAGTTGTTCTAACGATACCATAATCGCTCTCCCACTACGCGAAACCTTTTGTATCCTAGCGTCTAGACTAGCATTTTCACCAGAAAAAACAATATCATATGCTGCCTGACCTATATCTATTGTAGGATCCATCAAAAGCCATCTCATAACAGGGATAGTAATATTTGATGGAGAGGAAACATATTGTGCTCCAGGTAAAGCCAAATATGCTGCCCAATCCCTTTTTACAGCTTGTATTCTTAAAAAACCACGATTATATCTAATACCTATTTCAAAATGTACAGAACCTTTGATTAAATTTGCCATACCTTCTACTAATCCATGAGCTTGTGTATCTGTTAGTCCAAAGTGAGCAGGTAAATCTTCAGCACTTTGTCCTCGTAATGCTCTAGCAACTAAACTTAGATTAAATTTTGCTGACAATAAATTACCTACTTCATTACCTATAGTGCTAGCTCGCTGTTGGATACGATTAAGCCATAATTGCGAAGCTCCTTTAGAAACACCGACTTCTAATTGGCTTCTAAAAGCAGCAGTAGGAGTTAAATGAAAAGTTACTTTAGCCATCAACAAGCTCCCAAAAACTAATACAATATCTATCTTCCCTTAAACCGACAATAACAGGTTGTTTAATTAATCTCACTCTTAATTTAACCATACTCATAATATCATAATTAGATATTGCATATTGTGCACGAACTAAATCGTCAAAATTGTACAAATATGTCTTAAATCTAACAATATTTTTATGATCCATCACTGATATACCATAATCAGCGCTATCCTTAGCATTCCATCTTATCAAACATCTAATACATTTTTGAACTGGTGTTTCTAAGAAACCTCTACCTTTACAATATGGACATTGACGTCCACGTGCAAACGGTCTAGGGCCACCAGGTCTATAGATATTTCTTGATCTACCACGTATCATATCAAATTGGCAATTTGTACAAGGACTCTTAGTTGGGGTAAACTCCAATAATACGCTTTTCCCAAGTTGATTGATTAACGCATCAATCCGCGACTGATATACATCTATAAGTTCATCAGTAATTTGTATAGCAGCTTCTGGGTCCAGCGTAGGACAAGCAAGAGCTGGAGGTGATAAAATACCATTAATAATTAAATTGAAATTATCATTACTAGTATCGTATCCAATAGAATATAAATTGCCTGATGCTATATATGATTCATGTCCATTAATATATAATCCACCAGATTGGCTAAAGGCGACGACATCAACAAGATAAAACATACGGCTAGTACCATAACCACTGTTATCATCATCAGCATAAGTTATGCAACCAACAGTATTCTCACATTCTATAAATCCTCTATGAGATATATCTATATTACCACTATCCAGTACATATCCAGATAAACCGACGATAGTAAATTCTGAATCAGAAATACTTCCCTGTGTTAATTTAAGTTGACCATTATCATTGTATACAATATTATAATTATCATCATCATAAGTTATAGCAGAAGCGCCATCAACCGCATTATTCTCGTATATCTGTGTATAATTGACGGTCTGTATATTGCCAAAACGTGTAAAATGAGTTACTTTACCTTTATAAGAATCAGTACTGTCAGACCATAAGAAAGCAAATTGACCAACCGTTTGAAGAGGTATCATATCTGTAAAATGAAAACCAATACCAATAAAAGAATTATTACCCTGTGGTATTATTGTGTCACCATTAATACTTAGTTGTCTAAGATAACTATGACTACCTCCTGCATAATAATAAGCTATAAAACAACGATCTGGAGATGCCCCGGATTCAGATGCTATACAATTAAATTGAGCATCAGTTTTAATATTAGTAGTTTGGACAGCAGAAGAACTTGCAATAGTCGTACCAGTATAATTAATTACTATACCAGAAGTATAACTAACCTGCAAAAGCCTAGAGGATGCTAAAGATTCAATTACTGGATATCCGCCATCATTAGTATACACTGGGGAGTAACTACCACTCCAAAGCATCTGAGTGTCACCAAGTGTTAAAGTATTATCAGACACAGAAATTAATCCAACATATGGAACTGCATCATTTTCAGCACACCATGTAACTGCAAATTTATCTGTATCATATTCACATATATCTATAGTACCTTGGTTCTGTTGTATAACAGCATTACCAGAAAAACTAGCAGCACTAATTAAAATGGGTGTTCCAAAATCTATATTAGTACCAAATCTAGTGCCAGCAACAGCATATAAAGGAGCATTTGCTTCATCAGTCTGATATAAAACAGCAATTGTATTCTGATCTGGAGAACAAGATCTTTGCGTTATTATGTTACCACTAACAAAGACATGTCCTGAACCTAAGTTTATTGCCATAATTTATTCACCACTTATATCAGTTCCCAGAAACTAACACAATACCTATCTTCTCTTAAACCCATAGGTACTGGGTTTCTAATCTTACGCACCTCTAATTTAGTTAATCCCTCTATGTCACGATCAACTATTGCGCTATCAGCTCTCATGAGATCATCCATTTCTGTCAGATAAGTTTTTAACCGCACAATAGAATCAATTCTTTTAATTGATATTCCATAATTTTCAATCTCCCTTGGATGCCATTTTATTAAACATTTAATACATTTTTCAGATTGTGTTTCTATTATACCGATACCTTTACAATAAGGACACTGTCTACCAAGTTTAAATGGCCGTGGTCCCCCTTGTTTATACACCCCAGTCGATCTTTTTCTACTGCCGTCCCAAGTACAGTTAGGACATGGAGATCGCTGCGGCTGAAATCTTAAAATCACATTACGACTTAACTGATTAATTAAAGCATCCATATGAGATTGATAAACTGTAATGATGCTATCTGAAATTTGGATAGACGCTGCTGGACTTAAAATAGGACAAGATATCCCAGTTTCCGGTATTTCAGCACCATTAATAACAAGAGTAATACTATCTACCCGTACGTGCTGATTAATAGCTAATGGAGCACTACCAGACTCAAAAATATGACCATAGATAAATAAATCATCATCACCAGAAGCTGGAATATGTCCATTAATAAATAAAGTAACGCTGTTACTATCTACTTCATATCCATTGATAAATAAATCAACATCACCAGATGTTACGATATGACCCTCAATGAATAAATCGTTATCGCCAGACGCAATAGTGTAGCCGCCAATATATAAATCTATCGATTGCGTATCAGTTCCAGCACCATATAAATATAAATCAATATCATCTGAAGTAGTAACGACACCGCCTATATAAAGATCAGCATCACCAGAAATCTGGAGATAACCACCAATATATAGATTTATTTGATTAGTAGCAACATCTAAGCCACCAATAAATAAAGGTATTTCACCACTAATTGATTCATGACATAGAATAAATAGATCTGTATCACCGGAGATAGAAGTATGACCATATAGATAAAGAGGAACATCACCAGAAATAGATTGATGACCAAAAATATAAAGATCCGTATCATCAGAAGTTTGAATATAACCACCGATATATAAATCTATACCTGATACTTGTGTGTCAAGACCATAAATGTATAAATCCACTTCATCGGTGCTAATATCCAAACCACCGATATAAAGATCAATCTCTCCTGATATCGAAGTTTTTCCACCAAGATATAAATCTACGCCACTAGTCGAAGTATCCAATCCAGCAAGATATAAATCAACCTGCCAAGACTGTTGTGTCTTGCCTCCCACGTATAAATCAATATCACCAGAGGTCGGTAGATGACCCCATATAAATAAATCGGCATCATCATCTAATGTGTCATAACTACTAATATATAGATCTACATCTCCGGAAATAGATATATAACCACCTATATATAGTGATGTTGTATCATCCGATAGTTCTTGGTGACCATGTATAAATATATCTGCCTGGCCAGAGATATTAGTATAACCACCAACATAAAGATTACATTCTCCAGAAGTAGTACCTTCAAAAATATCGCTATATTGGCATAATGGTAACTCAAATACTGCGCCTAATAAATATAATTTTTCCAATTCTTGATTTGTAAAAGAACCACTGTTAGCCCATAGGGCTACTTCATCAAGATATTGTAATTCATCTGGATCCGCCCCTTCTGCCACCCAAAATGCAATCATAGCATATTCGCCGACAGAATCTGGTAGATCCGCTACTGTAGTGTCATATGACTCAGACCATCCACTACCATTTATACTTGCTCTTGTAAACCAAGTACCACTGGCCTCAATATATTCCGCTTCCAAAACCATAAAGGTTGGATGTTGTCCAGACGGATAATATATATTAGGTGCAGGACAGCTAACACCAGATATCTGTAACCTCGAATGAATGTATGGAGAACTTGTTTCTATATCGTAAAATTTTGTACTCCACCCATTATCCGCTGTTATATCATTAGGAGCATCGCCATATCCTACGTAAACAACAGGATCACCAGGACTATCAGCATAAGCATTATTGAACCAGAAACATATAGTAAATTTAGTACAATCTTCTAAGCTACCATATCCTGTTTTGCCAATCCTAGATCCTTGATTAGACGTAGAATGATAGCCACTGACAATCAGACCTGAAACCGTTTCAAAAGATGGAACTCCATCCAGAACATCACCATAATCCGTCCATGGCGTATTTCTTTTAGTCTCCCATATATTATCTAACTTATGATAGAATCTTACGTTTTGAGGCTGTAACATCCCTGTCACACATGAATCTACTTGCATATATAAATCTATACTGGCACCGGAAGAACTACCTGCTTGCATAAATAAATCAATACCAGAAGATTCAACCAATGGTCCACAAATATAAAAATCAGTGTCATTAACCCACATGGTTCCTTCAGAACCAGTTATAACTAGATCACAACTACCACTTGCATCAAGTGGACCTACTTGCACAATAACTGTATACGCTTCCCAACCACGACTATAAGCGACTGCAGCGCGTGAGGGATCGAGTAATTCTATGGCAGGATCATATATATTAGTAGAATCTATACTATCATATCTAAAGTAATCATTAATTTCTACAGCACCAGTAGCGCCTGGGGTTACAGTAGCTATATCTAAAATTAAGTATTTAGTAGTACCAGAAGTATAAACAAATGGAAAATGTGTCTCATCTATACCAGAACTAGGTGCATTACCAAAACCACACCATGTCAAAGGACCAGTAACACCAGATTGCATATTGACGGTATTACTGCCAGAAGCAACAGTACAATAATCAATATGAAGATCATTATCACCTTCATATGCAACGCAAAACCCGCTAGAATGTAAAGGGGTTGATGCCACCCAGTATGGGATATCACTAGCACTCATTGCAGTAGCTGAACCATACGTATGATCATCATTTATGACAAATGACCTAGCATCGCCACCACCAATATTATAACCCTCAGAAAGAGTCATCTTCCCTTGATTTTCATCAAGAGTCTCAAAGCATATATTATAATAAGCATACCCAGTAAGATTAAGAGTTCCACTCTCTGTGCAAGTTATAGTTGTATCACTTACATCAGCACCTATATGATATATTTTGTTCCTATTTCTCGCATATACAAGAGCAAAATGTGCCCTAGTACCACCAGAAAAAGCAGTAACTTGAACATTATATGCTGTTGTGCCCAATGAATTAAAAGGTAATTTATATGCCGTATTAACAGTACATTTATCATCTGAAACTGTAATTACTCTAGCAAAAGCATCACCAGCACCAAAATGAGTACCAGCCTTATCAACACCAACTACTATAAAACTACTTGGAGTTAAGCGAGCAGCATCTAAACCACCTAATTCACCATCACACCAATGTTCTATCGTACCACCAGTTAATTGTTCACCATACCCAGTACACGTAACTATACGTGTATCACCGTATTTATACATGAAAGAATCAGCTTCCCAGACTATGGCATATTTATCTGGCGTAAGCTGTACTATCTCAAGTTCGTCTACGTCGACTCTAGCAGCAAATTTATATCTTTTAGTAGTGATTTGACCAGCCATTATTTACTCCTCATAATCACCCCTAATATATAAATACATAAAATATCCATCAATAGCATAACCATAACCACCCTCTGAAGTGATCTCAATAGTTATATCTCCTGTCATGTTAGCATAGAAAGGTCGTTGACCATCAACGTGGAACCATTGAACACCACTAATCGGAAAATAAACAGTATGTATAACATCTCCTTTGGGTCTCCATGTAATATAGTATCCATAATCATCCATAAAACGTACTGCCACTGAATCCGCTTCACACAATAATTCATAAGGTACCGTATATCCTTGTAATAATTTAATCTCAAAAAACCTATCACTATTATTATCTCTTATTGAAATAATCATTTTAGACCCCTTCTATGCAACAAAAAAGGCGACATGCATTAAAGTAAGATACTGCATAATCGCCTTAATATCCAGATAGACAAATCTCAATACAATATTTTTTTACAGCCACCTCCGATATTAACCGCCTATACCACTGACAGTAACATTACCACTAACCTCAAAACTGGTACCAGGTATACCGTCAAAAGAATACCACATAACACTCTCACGAGGAAAATAGACAGATCTAGTTCCGTCCTCTTCTGTAGTCCATATTACATAATATCCATCAAAACCATGTGGCTGAATCAATAAATGCATACATTCGCCTAGCAATTCATCTGGCACCTCAGCATCAGGCGCCATATGCACTTTCATATAATAATCCTGTTCATTGTTAATTACAATTAACACAATACCCTCCGCTATGAGCGATCCCTCATGCCATTAACACCAATAGCAAACTGATCATAAAACCAACTAATAGTATCCAAACTAGAACCAGTAGGTGTTCTATATGGTCCTAGCACAGCACTACCAACACCGCCATCGACAGCACCAGTAGCTAACAATCGCCATTTTAACAATTCATAAGTTTTACATGGTCCTAACTCCAAAATATCCCTATATCCACGAAAACTTACACTCGTATCGATAGCACTGTCCCCATCCCTAACCTTTATCCCTTGACCAAGAGCAGCTCTAAAATCACCCTGTGTTAGTATACAAGCAGCTTTTAATGGGACAAGAGCTTGAAATATAGGGTCTGACGAACCAGATACGGGATCAGGTGATATAGTAAGAGCACTTATATCATATGTATATGTATATGCAAACGGTATTTCAGCATCCACAATTATACCTGCAGTGACAAGTACTCGCTGAATGAATTAGCAGTAGACCATCCCCACCTTAAAGTATCACCTATTGCATAACATACATCGCTTGCCAAGGGTACTTCAACATTAACCCCATTAATAATATTCCAAACAGTAATAGTAGCACTAGTAGCAGCTATATCAAGTAGACCTATAATCTGTGGATCATAATCTTGTGTACGTAATAAGCGATCCATTGGATAACCAGACATATCTTGATATTGAGAATGAGCAGGACCTTCAATATATAAATCAGCGCCAGACGTCCAAGGCAAGGGGCCAATAATCAATAAATCAATACCAGATGAAGCAGTTAAATAATTATAATTCTGATATTGGTTCATTGGCTGAGTCTTACCATCAGCCAAATCTTCTAATATCGCAAGCTCTAAATCAGTGAATCTGGTATATGTACCACCCCACATGATCAGTTCATCAATCCATTCATCATTGGTGGTATCTGCCATATTCATAGATGGATCACTTTGACCACTAACGATAGGTTGACTACCCTGATTCTGAACGCCCTGATTAACCCATCCACTACCATCGACAGATGTCCTCAGATCCCAATTATCACTACCAGTATGTTCAAAGTCAAGTGCCAGAAAGTGATCATCTCCATCATTCATGGTAGCTATAACCCCTGATACACCTGCGTCTTGCCATATCGCAGTTCCGCTACCTAAAGTGATACTAGATGGAGTAAGATTGATTTCATAATCTCTTTCAACAGTAAAAATTGATTCACCTGTTGTTATATTTTTAGCCCACATGGCTACTGTTACATGTTCACTCCCAGAAGCATCTGGATAAACAGATTCATCTGATGCTGTCAAATTAAATCCAAAAGTTGGTGTACCACTAGCATAATATTGATCCCATATTGGTGCTGCCACTCGACGATTAACTTGATGGGCAAAAACCATCGTTGGGCTAATCATCTTTGCACGCCCACCACCATAATAATCTGGATGGGCATAACGAACCAATTCGTTGCTAAGACTAATAGACATATCATCAATAGTAGCAACACAATATTTGCTATAACTTAATGCTGCACCATTATCATAATGGTTATAATCTATAAATATACTAGAATCATTTATTTTTGAACCATAAATACTATTAGTTGTCCAGTTAGGTGGAGGTGGAGAAACATTGGATCCTAAAGCAAACTGTACTAAAGCTCCTGAATTGAGAACACTGCCACTAACTTCCCAAACTTGAGCATAGCCACCTTTATCAGCAGCACGATATAAAGCCATAAATTTATCGCCACTGACATGCACTAACTTACTGTGATAAACAGAAGAGTTTGGATCTAGACTAGGAAGAGTCATATTGGTATCATATCCGCTAGATATAACAATCGAATTGCTACCATAATCTAGAGTCAAAAGATACATTTTTTGATCACTAAATAGAGCAACAGCATGAGTATCATCTATGCCTTCAACAGCGTGACAATAATAATTACCTACTCCGCTGGTATTTGTAACACCACTAGAAATAGTATCGTTCTCAATAGTCAAAATACATGCTTGTCCATACGCTCCCATAACGATATGCCCACTCGGTATATTACCAGACATATCGCTCATAACACCAAACATAGCTTGTGTATAAATAGGACCATTACCAGCATTACAAGCATGATTATCAACAACTGTCAAAGTCTGACCTGAAACATTAACTATCTTTATAGTCTCTTTGCCAGCAGAACTCCATGCAGCAGTAAAAACATGCCCAGTTTCAGCAACATCATCCCATGTCAATGGGAATATTAAGTTATGATTCTGAGTACCAATAATTGGTCCAAGATCACTCCAGTTAACAGTAGAACCGCTAATATCACCAACGCGACCATAATAAGTACTAGCAACTATTTTCGTAGGTGTTACCGCGCACCAATCTTCGGTATAACAACCTGTCTGATTAAAGCCACTTTGTGGAGTACCAAATTCATAAGCTGCAACTGCCGCAGCAGAAGTACCTGCTAAATTTAATTTACCAACAACAAATGCAGATGATCCATTCCATGTCTGAGATTGTGTATCTTCCGTATAATCATCAAGTGCATGATAGAATACTACATTATCGTTGCGAATACAACCAGAAGCAGCCATATCTTACTCCTAACCTATTACACCAAGTATGAAGATTGATTATTAAGAGATGGCATCCCGCCATCGATACTTCCCTTGGCAACTAATACAAAATCACCATCATCATTGTTAGTTCCATCAGACATTCGCCAATGAAATTGTTCTCTGCTAGCTGACAATATAGGAATACCACTTGTCGACCAAGTATATCTACCAGTAGAATCTATCTCTGTACATCCACTAGCAGTCAGAGAAACGGCAACACCATCCTGCCATAATTGAATATTGACAGTCTGTCCACTAGGTAAAACTCCAACAATAGCTGGTGGAGATTCTGGACTAAAATCTAATTCTACTATGGATTGACTCAATAAACTCATAACTTTGCCTCCACTAATCTACATAACGAGGGAAATACATACCATGAGCATTAAAAGTAACATCCACATAATGTACTTCTGCGTTATCTCCAAGAAAACGAATTCTTAATCTATGTGCCACATATTCAGCAAATCTTGATCCATACAAACTTCGCATCGACCAATACCAGAATTTTCCAAGCCCAAAATTAATACATCTGTTACCGGTAACACGTAGAATTTCCCCACTAGAGATATCCCAAACAGTAGCTGTTACTATTGTCGGATTATTAGTAAATTTAGCACGAATAAATGGAAGACCATACCAGCCCCAGACACGTATATAACGATCAATGGGTATCCCAGTGGGCATAGTATCATTAGTTTGTAAAGCCAGATATCTAGCTTCATGCTCAGTGGGAGAACCTGATAATTGGACTACTACACCAGACTCACTACCATCTAAGTGAGATTGTTGAATATGATCAGTACTAGCATTAATATCGCTCCAGTATAAACGACTAGCGATAGGATCAATAACAATCCCAAATGGATCAACTAAACCGTTATCTGAAGATACAACAACTTGACAATCAGTCCCATCTTGATTAAACTTAGCTATTTCATCATTAGTTTGATCTACTGCAAATAATGATTTTTCCCATATTCCATAATATTTTTGCGGCAACGTGTTAATAGCCAAATGGTCAAGTTTCTGCACTGGTTGTTGATATTCTAATAAACCAAAAGACCATTTCTTCACATTAGTATCAGGAGATGGTTTATTTTTACCATTAGTTTGTAATGCTAAGATAGCCGATGGACTAATGGCAATAGCTGGAGTATTATGATCATAAAGACCAGAACACGCATATCGAACACATTCATCAGTCAGCGAGATATCAATACCATCAATAGAAGCAACTCTGTATTTGGAATAATGTAACGTTGTAGGAACAGTTCTTGAATGATAGTACCCAATATAAACTTGTTCATCAAATAACTTACTAATATGCAAATGTGTTGTATTCCAGTTTGGTGTACCCTGTCCAAGGCTCACCTCAACAGCAGAACCTATCTGAAAAATTTCAGCACCATTAACTTCTATAACTTGTACAACACAATTATCACCAGTAGCAATATAGGCAGCCAACACTTTATTATTACCAGCATATACTAAACGAGAATGATATGTCCAAGAATTAGCATCAAGACTAAGTTCCATACCATCAAAGGAGTCTATAGTATCCTTGACAACAATAGTATCATCATCATAATCCATTTCTAGAAGTCTAATTTTTTTATCGGTAGTCAATAATAAAGCTCTTCTGTCATCAATGCGTATAACATCAACAGAGTAAAATCCACTCGCAATAGTATGCGCAGTACCACTAGTCATTGTTTCGCCATCAATAGACATAATACAAGCTTTACCATAATCGGCCATTAGTATATGCCCAGTTGGAGAACCAGTTCCAAAAATATCTAAATTAGTACATCTAAGATGTCTCCATGATTTTAAAAAGAGACCAGAAACAACTGTATATCCAGAACTAGATGCATCAATAGATACCAAGTTAACACTTCCTTCGTTAACTTGCCCGCCATCTGCATATCCAAAAACATAACCTGATTGTATTGATTCATCCCACGTTAATGGTACAAGATCAGCTTTATTTTGATTACACATAGGAACACCCATGTCTCCCCATGCAATAGTAGTATTTTCATCTACTTCATCTACTGGATCACTTAAATTACCTATCCTACCATAATAATCCTGATATACTACAGTTGAATTACCAAGCATACAAAATGTAATACTCCCACCGTGCGTAGTTTGTGTAAATCCTGATACCTCAGTGGTAAACTCAAAACCAGAAACAGCAGGATCATCACCTGCACTTATAACTGTTATAGTTTCTTGTCCAGTCCCATCTAAATTAGCGCAAATTAATGTTCCATCACCAGATCCATTAAAATACATCTTTTTATCAGATGGTTTATGTGTTCCGCTATAATCAATATCGATAGCTAAAAACGGTAAATCATAATTAACAGCCGTAACTATCCCAGATTTATTGTCACCATCAACATCACATCGCCAAATCTCATATTTCCCTGATACCTTAGTCGTATAATACAACTCAGCACCATTTTCTACATAAAATTCATTCTGGTCGATCGCTATAGCTAAAGCTAATGGATTAGTTAAACCACTAACAATAGTAGTTTCATTATCCCCATTTAAATCAGCCTTTTTAATAGTTCCGCTAGCATGCTCAATCCAAAAGACTTTTTCCAATCTATCACGATAAAAATTAGGTATTGTATCAATAACAACACCTCCATAAAGATTAGTGCCAGACACAGAAGCAATGGTCTCATGAACTCCGTCAGGAAGGCCCTTTCTAGTAACTGGATAACCAAATTTTTGTGACCAATAAATATAATCTTTATTAGCTACTGCCATTCTTCCTCCTTACCCAACCAAAACAAAATTACGTATTTCTGTAAAAATTTGTATATACGCTATTTCATCTGTATCTGATTTCATTCGACAAAGAAAACGATATTTACCATTTTGGAAATCTGGTAAATATTTCATTTTCCATCCCCAATATTCATCCGGCATTTGAAAGCAATATTCATAATCTAAATCAATTAATACTTCGGTATCCATATTCCAGATGGTTATCTCAACTTCATCTGGATTATCATCAAACTTAGCATATATAATCGGATCTGTTAAAGGAATGCCTAATCTAACATGATACATCTTTTGAAAATCGACACCAGTCGGCATAGATTCTGCCATAATTCCTCCTTAACACAAAGATATTAATTTTGCTACAAAAGAAGAATCCATGAAAAATTTTCTAAATTCTTCCTCAGTATAACGAATAGCCACGGCAACATCACGAATTCTTAAAGGAAAATGAATATGTCTCAATCGTTTTGTAACAGTGGATGTATTCACACCAAGTAATCTTGCCACCTGAGAATTAGAAAGTCCCAAATTGTAAAGCTTAATAAAAATAGAATCAGGAAATATTTTATTAGCCTCTGATCTATCTCTTATCTTAACCCCAAGATTTTTCAACCGATGATACATAGTTGTTTCACTGCATCCGTCCATAATAGCAATTGCAGCACAACTCTGAAATTTATCTTGGTATAAATCGATAATATCTTGATCCTGTAGCGACATATATTCTTCTCCAAGAAAAGATCTTTCACTAGCTATTTGATTATACACCAGATAAAAAAAAGAGCGGAGACTAACGTCCCCGCCCTAATAGTTGTTAAAATATGAATTCTTTTTTAGAAGCTACCTAAAAGAATTCTGCGACCATCTAAAGCAGCAAAACCATGTTCTTGCCAGCCATAGAAACCAGCCCTCATGCGCCTGTGAAGATTATCATCCTCGAAGATCTCAAGCTGTTGTTTAATAGGCATAACAAACGAATCACCATGAGACAAGTCAAGACCAACGACAATTTCCTCGTCACTTGTGCCCATACTCAGAGACAGACCTGCAAAATAAGTCTGCAACTCTTGACCGACACCAAGCTCATCTAATGGATGTAAATTAACACCATAAATACGAGCCATTGGGCCACCACCGTCACCAGCGGTAAAAATTTCCCGACGAGTTAAATCATCTACCTCATCAGAATCCCACTCACGAATATCCTCAAGAGCCTCAGGACTAATATATAGATCAGTCAATTTGCCACGATTAGCAGACGCACTGTTTCCACCTGCTAGACGAGTCATAGTCGTCTTCATCAGAGATACAAGGCGCTTAGTAAATTGACCAGCAACAGCAGCACTGTCATAAACGAGTGGAGCACCACCACTATAATCAGTACGACCAGCACCAGCAGCAATAATAACTCTCCAGCCATCTGTATTCATCTTTGTGACAAAGCCAGCCTCAAGAACTTCCATAGCACGTGCAACAATATTCCACCGTGCAGATCTAGAATACTTAAGTGGCCAGTCTATTGCGTTACCAACATCATAAGTGCTGACAGTCACCGCATCACCAGTGACATTACGCAACGGAAGAGCACCTTCACTTGGGATCATATAAGCCGCATAATCCCCTTCTTGTGCAACCTGATAAAGATCCAATGGATATTCAGCAGTTGCATCTGGAGCAAGTGGTTCCGGGGTGAAGATGCCACCCAAGATATCCCCACTTAACAAAGCTGAACGTAGAGGTATCTGCAGAGCTTGAGCCAAAGCATGCATAGCCTGCATAGCTTCTACTTTATTTGGAGAACCAGTCCTACGTAATAGTTCCATTTGTTCAGCAGTCGGTTGTGTAATCTTACGCTTCATTCTTCTTCACCCCCTTTACAGATCAATAGAGACCCGTGCATAACCATTAGCATCAACTTCAGACTCAAAACGACCAACCACAGGTGTAGTTGTCCCACCAAACGAGCCAGATGTCGTACTAATTAACCCACTCGATCCTAAATACGCGATACCCCCAACAACAGGAGTACCTGTAACAAAGTCCGTAACAACAAACCCTTTCTTAATCAGCGTCACCTTATCTCCAGGACGCTTTTCGCCACTTTCATAATTCGGGAAATCCCGAGTTGTACTCATAGCGGCATTAACAGGTTGTATAAGCACACCTTTTGGAACAGCGCCAGATGCCGAAGCAACATATGCCACGATATTAGGGTCTGAGGTGATATCCACACCCATAGCAGCACCAGAACCATAAGTTCCAGTAGCCTCTAAACTAGCTACCCCACCAACAGCAGCAGTTGCTAAAGCTGTAGTTGTTGTCCAAAAGTTAGTGATATCTGTAGTTTCATTATACTCTCGATCCGGTTTTAAAGCCATCCCTATTCACCCCCTTCATCTTTCTCTTGTACACCACATAGCGATTTCGCCATAGACAAATATGCGTCAGCGTCCGACTTCTCAACCTCTTGAGCATTAAAATCGGCACCCTTTTCCTCTTCCACATCATTCAGAGCAGCTTCAGCCTGCTCACCATCATCTTCCTTAGGTTTCTCATCATTCTCTGGCTCAGCATCCTCAGCTTTGGTTTCACCAGCATATTTCAGAACTACCGCGAAGGTTTCATCAGTCATCTCGCAAAGTTCAGCCAGAGTAGCTTCCTCATCAGTAATAGATTTAACCTCAGCAAGTTGTGCCAGTCTTTCACGAGCAACCTCTTTCTTGCTAATCTCAGCCAAATCCGCTTCACTTTTCTCAGCTCTCTTTGTAACTTCATCGAGTTTCTTTTGAAGCTCAACCTTCTCAGCTTCTGTAGCTTCCACCTTTTGAGACGTTTCCTCCATAGTAACAACCATCTCATCAATTTTGCTAGTTAATTCAGCGATCTGTCCATCCAAATTTTTACCTTCGAATTCCTTAACCGTAGCTTGTAACGACACAACTTCAGCTTCTTTCTCTTTTAAAGCAGATTGTGCAGTCTCAAGCTGATCACGCAATTCTTGCATTTGTTTCTCGTCCACGTCTTCTACACCCCCTTCCGGCAGTTCACTTAATTCCACAGTTTCAAACCCACCACTAGCAGCCCAACAATCAGCCGCAACCTTAATAACAGATTCAGGATTGGCAGGTGTTTCCACAAAACCTTGTGCACCAAAAATAATATCTTTTAATACTCTACCAATCTTATATCCCTGATATTTTCCCTCACCACCATATATCTTTAGATGTTTAGTCAAAAAAGCAGTAGCTTCTGTTCTCTCTATTACCTTAGTCATACCAGTTTCTGGATCAATAATCGCATATCCAAAATCAGGAAACCAAGCTTCCATTGAGACAAACATTTCACCTGCATTAGCCTTTTCAATAATCTCATCTATTCTTTCAGCTAATTGCGGTAAAGCTTTATAGAGAACACCAGCAACTTCTATATCAAATTCCTCAGGAGGCTGTTCACTATCATCCAAGACAATTAAATCACCAGTTTTATCTAAAACACGACTCTGAACAATATGTCCAAGTATCCTATCAGAAACATGATTATCGTTCATTGGTTTATGAGTAGGAGTATCTTTAGCTTTCCAAACTTCGGCAGGTGTAAAAACATCATCATTTAGATTCCAACCTGTACTAACTAAAATAGCTACTACTAAAGCTAAATCTGGCTGTATTTGGCCAAGCAATTCCTCAACAGTCTGTACAGTATCAGTTTCTTTAATTAAATCAGATACCGACATTCCATCGAAATATTTTTTAATATCACGAACCTGTACTTTTGCGGTAACAAGGGCAGATGAACTACCGGTCTGAAAATTAATACCAGCATCTTCTTCAGCAGAATATCTACGCATGATACCTCCCATCATTTATTTATACACAAACATCAATAAAAAGTACACTCAAATAAAGACTTTTCATAAGCAAGGCAGCAAAAATAAAAGTTATTCACCCTTACGTCGCTTTAAAAAATCAATTACATCTGCTTTAGCTTGATTATCATCGTGAATTTGCTTAGATGCCATCCCGTTTTCATTAAGTTCTGCAACCGTCTCCTGTGGCGCAGGGAGATAGAATTGTCGCCTTTCCTGCATACCATTAACATCCGTAGATTCGATAGTGTAAGCAAATCTTACAACTTCCTCTCCATCAGAATATTTATATTTTTCAATACTAACATCAGTCACAGATACTAACATACCATTAACTGTCAAAACCACTTGCCTACTATCTGTGTCTAGCGATACATTTACCATTGCCATAACAAAACCTCCATTAAGATCCAAATAAATCTTTATTCACAAATAAGTGGCAAGGCCAATCATTTTGTTCCTCAACCACTACAAAAAACTCAGACATTCTTGCAACCATATCAATAGTTTTAGATTGTGGATATATTCTGTCTCCATGAAATGATACACAAAGTTGACCTAATTTAGTTCTTAAAGACGGCTTAGATAAAACTTCTTCAAGAATACCTAGTTCACCACCTTCACAATTTAGAAATAAAAGATCAATACGATCATGGTCATTTTCTGTCAATATTGTCTCCAAACTTACTGATCTGACTTTACTAATTCTACGTAAATGACGGCCTTCTAATTGATGACGAGGATAAACACTATTAGAAGAATGTTCAATAAATTCAAAAAATTCCACTTCACCATCTTTACCAGTAACAGCAGCACGACTAGCAGTAATAGGCAATCCAGATTTTTTAGCAACTTCAATCATGCTGACACTATTCTCAAGTCCTGCTTCATAAACTATCATATACAGTTTATTATTAAATCGACAACACAATTTAACGCCATGCGCACAACGTATTGATCCAACTTCTACAATCACAGGTTTATTAGGTAATATATTTTTAGCAAAATACATATAAGTATCACATCTATCAAATTCTAATGATAAACCATCTTTCTGTGTATTAACTAACATATAAGTTCAATCCAAAATAATACCACTATATCCAAATCACATTTATTAACCGATAGGCAAAACAGTACCCCATGCGATAGAAGTTAACATCCTACGTTCTTTAAAATTTGGCTCTCTTTGAGTTGACGTAGCAAAATCAGTAACCAAAACACGAAAACACACTTCCATCCTATGAGCACGTTGTCCCACTGCGTTTAACCTCGTAGTTATTAACTCCTTTGTAACAACATCTCCTGGATTTATTACAGATAATATACCACGCTTAATTCCCTCTAATTCAGTCTTTTGTTTCCTAGTTAAAGATCTCATATTTTTCACACCTTTCGATTGGAGAAAAGGTGTATCTATTATTTCATCAATAGTATCAAGATATCCTTGTGCAACGACTTGCAAGACAGACAAAGTAGGATCAGTACGTTCATCACGAGGTTTAGTGTCAACAGTATTAGGAGGTCGACCAGATGGATTATCACCTTCATCTCGTGGTTGATCACCTGACGGATTATCTCCACCACCCTTGTCTACTGACATACCTTGTTTAGCTTCTTCTAGTTCTATAGCTAATTCAGTTTGTTTCTCCATAGTAGATATAGGACGATAATATGGATTAGCCCGTTCAAGCACACCAGGGTTCTCTTCTCTAACTTGTTGTTCTTCTTTCATACGTTCAAGCTCTATCATATAATTAACACCAAATACCTCTGTGGCTTTTTCTGCAGAAATAATACCACGATCAAGTAATTGGATAATCAACTGTTTTTCAGCAGCTTCATCACGTAGAGACATGATACCAAAATTAATAGATGGAATTTTCTTAAATCCCATCGCATCAGCGACCATTCTCAGTTCATTTTCCATCCATCGAATTGCTCTACCACGAACATATTCCAATCGCTCAACCAGAGTCTTTAATTGAACGAAAGCAGTAGCAGGATTTCTTGTACTAAGATCACTGCCACCTATCAATGAATCAGGAATACCAATACCTCTAACAATATCAGCATTGACCGAATAATATTTTTCATTACCAAGAATCTTATCTGTAGGGGGATATTCGACTTTAAGATCAATCATATCATCCCATACAAGATCCATCACACCACCGCCTACATTGTGTTGCAAAATATCAATTAATTTATCAACAGCGGCAGATGTGGGCAAAATTTGTTGATCAGAGTTACCAAGTTTCCACAATCTAATGACATTAATAACACCATCTAATGCAGCTATATCCGCCAGTCTCATTTTTTCTTTCAACATAACGTCTTCTAAAACACCATACAAAAATGGAGTACCCCAATCCTCCCAATCATCCTTTTTATAATAATCGACATACATTTTATCCATTTCTAGTGATACTAATTTCTTCCCATCTTTAGCAGCTAGAACAACTTCTCTAGGTAATTTAGCTACAAAGTCTTTTTCTGCTGTAGTCCTAGGACTGTTAATAGAATTGCATAATTCTGGTGGAATTCTCATACCTAATGTATCAGCACCAAAAAACCTTCCCACTTCACCACCAAGCTTTTCTATCACCACAGGAGAAAGAAATGTATATTTCCATGGTATTTCCCGTTTCCTTACTTTTGATTTCTTGGTAGAAATTTTTTCAGATTTTTCCTCACCAGGTGGATCAACTACATTTTGCAATCCAGGAACTTCTCCCTTAGCCATCTCTTTAACTACAGGCTTACTAATAAAAGCCATTTTCCTACGAACAATAACGTTGGCATCTCTCATAAGCAACTTCATAAAATCATGAGCACGCCCATCTAAATTTACTCGTCTGGCCCATTCCTTATAAAAACGTTGTTGACTTTTAATAGGATGCTGTAGTTCAAGACCTTCTGCAGCAAAATCCGTCATTATGTCAAGAATATTTCTTACCACGCCAACTTTTCGATAAATAGCCTGACACGCTAAAATAATATCCTTATGGTCAGTAGGGAGTTTGTCATTTGATCTTTGGGTATAATAATCGTGCCTATTATGACCAGCACGTAAATTAATTGTTTCAGCAACTGTATGATGACTAACACCATGTGTAGCATGACATATGGTAGGTAAGGTATGATTAGCAATATTGTCTCCACCTTTTGTATACAATGTATCTTTATTTATTCTTCTCCTAGTTGTCTTGGCCATACCTACCCCCTTAGTTGAATCACAATGGCATTACAATCCAACCATTTATACACCATATAAATTATATTGCTTGACCGTTTTTTGTGGCTCGAAAAATACCACCATGACGTGCACTCTGAGCATTTCTCATCCTACCAACACCAGGACCTCTATACATATCTTCATTCTTATTCGGCTTCGATCTTTTTTCAACATTACCAGCAACATCATCATAATCAATATTATCATCAATTGTAACAGATGTATCATATATGTATTTATGGGCTAAAAGCAAACCAGTATATCTATCTTTTCTAAGTTTCCCGGTTTTTTTTCTACCTTCGACAGAACCAGGTTGAACAATATTTGGCGTATCAAACCTCTCTTTACCAGTAGCAGTTTCTGTCATCTGGATAGTACACAATTCATTTTTTAATTCTTCAATATTCCATACATTTTCCTCATAAGTATCCAAAACAATACCAGCAGCCTTTTCTGCTTCAATAGATGCAAATAATTTGACACTATCAAATGCAGGAAATAATAAAGTATGTGTTTCCAAATTCTTGTGCAAACACACATTAGCGTCATGATTAAATTGAGTACTTTGCTGTACTAGATGGAGAATATGGCGACCGTCTGTCTCACTATCAGTTGGTTTCGGATCATCACGATCTATAACCTCATAGATAGGGAAATCACCATCATCAGTATTTATCAATTTTTTATTACGTAGCATCTCAGAAACAGCATAACCACCACCCTGGCTATCCATTTCTATTCTTATAGGATCAAACAACTTGACTATATCACGTATCCGTGTGCAACAATATGCATAATAATCATCATCTTGTACTAATCCCTTTTTTCTACGATTGTTAAATTCAGATTTATTAACAGCCCAAGTATATACTACACGATAATGGTTTGCTCTCATCTCAACGATAACTACAGATAAATTATCTCTTTCTGCTGCAGGATCTATCCCCATAACATAAGTACATTTACTATTGCCCTTCATTATCGGTGTAAAGACAATAGGACCATCTGGAGTTTCGATAGGCTTGTTAGGCCCAACAGTACATCCTTCTATTAAACTACGAGGGAAAAATCCATCAGAATCTTTTACAAAAACAGCACCATATTCCATAAGATATATTGTTTTAGGTAAAGTCGCTTTTGCATGAGCCAATTGTCTTCGATCCAATAAACCATCGGGCAAATGAGTATGTGGAATACGAATAATACAATAATCTTCATAATTGAAACCATCTGGTACTAAATTTTCACCACCAAAAATTTTTGCAACTTCTGTAGGATCTCCCTTACTTGATATAATTTGTCTCCACATATCAAATTTTTTGGCAAAATGATTAAACGCATAATATGCAGTACCTGAATATATGATTTGATTACCACGTATACTTTTATCATCCGTAGTAATTTGATGCTTAATATCATCAGGTATATTCATTCTTTTTAACCGCTTCTCAAAATCTATTCTCTTAGCTTCTTCCACTGGTGTCTTCGCTGTAGATGCAAAACCACGGACAACAACATCAAAGACATCTTCAGGGATACTAGCAAACTCATCGGCTATAACTACATTAGCACGAAAACCCCTAATCTTAGTACCATCACCCATAGGCAAAGCATATATAATGCTTTCCCCTATTCTAAAATAACAAAGATCCACACTTTGGCGTGGCCCTCCCTTTTTGCCACCACCGACAATGTCTCTTAATACTGGAGAATTATTCCAGATAGTATCTATATAATTAAATACCAATTTCGCTTGTCTCAAACCAGCACCAACAATAACTATCTTAGTACCGGGATCTAGCAAAGCTCTCAAAATAGCATAGACAGCAAGCATGAACGATTTACTACCACCACGACATGCAATTAACATAGGAAATGGAGTATTCCAAATAGTCTGTAACATCGCTACTTGGATTGGAAACAAATTTAAATTAAGTAAAACTTTTGCTGTCCAGCCGATATATCTAAGATCAAGCATGTTAGCAATGACAGAACGATCAACAGTATTTTCCAGCCCTAAAAGATTAGTGAAGATATGATTGCGCACCTGAGGTACACGATCACGATATGGGAAAAGATAACCATATCGACCCTGATCACCATATAACAGCTCAGCTAATTGAGATTTAATACTCAAAGAGAACATCCTCCTGAGTTTTTTTAGGCTGCATTGGAACCCACTTACTCTTTTCCGCACGCACAACTTCTCCGAAAATCATACGTGCCATTCTATGCCCACATGCACCAACTGGGATAATATTCACATTGTACTTGACAGTAAGTCCAATTAACCATTGAATTAACGATTTACCAGGAACACCTTTAGCAAACTGAGGGGGAGATAATTTCATAATATCCGGTGTTATTATAGACTCTATTAAAATATACGCATATTTATATTGTGACATGCGTTCCATCTCTGCTTCAAAATTGGGTCTCTTATCTTTGCTATAGTTACCCCATAATTCAGAAAAATCAGCTTTCCTTTCAATAGCAAAAATATCAGTATACCCAACTAAACTATAATCACCAGTCTGTAATGTCTCTACAATAGTACCATCACACCTGGGAGGTTTCTGATCTGAAGATTGTTGATCAAAAACCCAACCATAATGCTTTTGCTCACGAGTATCACGAATGACCTTATATGTAGGTAAAACCAATCTTGGCATATATAACTCCCTAAACGTGACATGCGCCAACTACCTTAGTATAATCACTCTGTACCATCCTATCTATCATTTCTCCAAATCCAACGGTATTTTCCCATCCCAAAATTTTTCTAGCTTTAGATGCATCAGCATGTAACAAATTTACATCTGCTGGTCTAACAAACTTAGGATCAACAATAACATAATCTTCATAATTTAAACCAGCCCTACAAAAAGCAACATCAAGAAGTTCTTTTATGCTGTAAGTCTTGCCAGAGCCTAATACATAGTCACTAGGTTCATCCTGTTGTAACATCATCCACATACCCAATACCATGTCTTGTGCATATGACCAATCCCTACTAGCATCCAAATTACCAAGAGCCAATGGCATAACATCAACATCTTTTCTTGGATTTCCATCATGTGTGTCCATCCAGCGCAATAAAGAAGCAACATATCGAGTTATCTTACGAGTAACAAAAGCTTCACCACGTCTCTCAGATTCGTGATTGAATAAAATACCAGCGCATGCAAATAATCCGTATGCACGACGATAAAGACCAACAAGTTTATGCGCATATAATTTAGCCACAGCATAAGGAGAATTCGGATTCAACGGAGTATCTTCGTTTTGTGGAGATATAGTTGTATCACCAAAAAGTTCCGATGTACTAGCCTGATAAAATCTTGTATGCGGAGAGCTTTGTCTAATAGCTTCAAGAATATTCAGTGGGCCAATAGCATCTATTTGACATGTAGTCACAGGTTGATCAAAAGACAAACCGACATGACTCATAGCAGCTAAATTATATACTTCGTCTGGCTGTATCCCAGAAATTAAACGATGCATACATGTCGCATCTGTAACATCTCCAGTAACAATCTCCATATGTGGATGATGTTGTATATGTTGTATTCTTTCCATATTGTTGACAGAAGATCTACGAATCAAACCAAAAACATCATATCCCTTATCCAATAAAAGTTCCGATAAATAGCTACCATCTTGACCTGTTGTGCCAGTAATAAATGCTTTTTTAGACATTATTTTTACCCTTTCTTTTATTGTCTTCTTGGATCTGATTTATCAATTTAGAAATTTCTGGTGATAAAGGCTCTGTTTTCGCATTATCATCATGTTCGGTAACTGACTCAATATCCAGTAAACAACATTTCTTATATTTTTTGCCACTACCGCATAAACATGGAAAATTTCTACTATATCTCATCCTTTTGCGATGAATAGGTGTCGTAACACCAGCAACTCTACGTGCCAAATTACGCTGCTCAGATGACATTTTGCTCATATTCCACACCTCTTTCTGCAGCACTAAAACGAGAATCAATCTCCCAACAATGTTGCACTGCTTTTCTTTTACCCTGAGTTTCTGTTTCATCAGCTAAGCCAAGTAACCCAGCCGCATGAAACAAACTAACTAGACGATTGAAATAAGTATGATTTGTCGCAACATATTCTGCAGATGCTCTAATTTTTTCATTTCTTACATCATGATTCTTAATAGCAGTTAAAACCTTAGAAACATATTCTGCAGTATTTGTTGCAATATCAACATGATCACCAAGATATTTCTTGGCTAATGGATTATCTACTACTTGTATACCACCACACAAAGGAATCATAAATGTATCAATGTTGACACAAGCACCTAGTTGTACTTGTTGAATATGATGAACATTTGGACAAACTAGAGCAGTAGCATAAACAGTAGCCAATCTATTAATATAATCAGGCAAGTACCCATTATTACGGATACCAGCACGTGCCCAACCTTCATCACCAAATATCTGATATTGATACCCTAATAAATCAATTTGTCTAAACAATGGTATTATGAATTTTTGCATAGCATCTGGATGTTCGCCAAAATTAGATACCATAGCAACATCTGTTAAAATGTTACATTGCATAGGTAACGCTTTCATCATATTAGCAGCAACAGGATTATGTAAGATATTGATACCAGCTTGTGTCCAGTGAGATAATATCCTAGGCCATATATGACTTTCTAGATAAGTATGCACAACCACAGAGCCAATATCATTAATTATATCTGGTTCATCACTATGCGCAAATTCATAATTACCACCAATATCTTTATCTTCAGAATTAATTGGTAGCAAATCAACCATCACTGTTACGTCATTAGTATTAATGACATCAATAGGTAATTGTCTTATACCATGTTTAGAATGAGTAAAAATTAGCTGAACTCCATATTCTTCTATCAGCTTTTTACATGCTAATTTACTAGAAGGACAAGTAACATATACCTTCCAACCAAGATGTCTTAACGCATCTACATATCCATGTCGAATGATTTCATGCGTTACACCAGGTCTAGCAATATATAAAGCAATTTTATTCATCAATAATATCTCCAAAATCTGTGCTTTCATCTATTATGATTGGATCCTTTGTCCCATCTGGAAAATCAACAGGTTTTCTAAATTCTTGTGTTATATCTTCTGCAGCGATACGGGTCAACTCAGCTAACTTACCCTGTTTATCCCTTTCTGCTTGTGAATGTTGTAACGTAGCAACTAATTCCATAAAAGTTTCCTTACCGCCTTTAAGTTCATCTAAACGATCTTTTCTCGTAGCAGCTAAACTAGAATATATTCTCTGACGCTCTTTCACTAATGCATCATATCTATCGTTTACAACTTTTAAATATTTGTATTTATCATCTAATTGCCTTTGTTGTAAAATCCTATATTTAATCAATTCTTTACTTTCATTTTCCTGTTTAGGATGAACAGTAAACCATGTATTCAAATCAGATATTTCCCTTTGGAGAGATCGTGTTAGAATAAGTTGCCTATTAATCAATATCCTATGTTTCAAAAAATCATCTATCTGCATAAATTCACTAGTGACAATATCGGAAAATTGACAACATAATTGTCCAAACTCTTCCAAATAAATTTTAACTTCATCTGATTCAAATTGTTTATTAATTGTTGCATATAAATGCGTTTTAACTAATTGATCTCTGTACCATTGTGCTTTTGCTGCGCCACTTATACCATGAGGTGGCACATCCATCATAGGAGCATCAACAGGTTTGTCTTTGATATCAATCGATTGTTTATTATTCATAATACTTCTACGACGTTTTCGAATTGCATCTAAAGTCCATGTATAATGACATTCACGCTCTAACCTCTCTTGTATTTGTTTATCTGGGATTTTACGTTCAGCACATTCTTTTATAATGCGTAAAGCCAGTCTATTAGCAGATAATCTTTTGAATTGAGGTTTAGGCATCGTCATCTTCCCTATCTACTAGAATCTTAGCTATCTCAGCCAATACCTCATCTTCTAATGGTTTTCTTATTTTATTATTGCCCAACATATCTTCAAAAACCTCTATAAACTCAGATGGCAATCGATCATATATATAATCGATAGTTTCTTCACATAATAATGACTCTGTAGGATCAGAACCAACTTGTGAAGATCCTAAAAGAACACCATCTTCTATTGCATCACCACAATCTAATGGTAAAGCATTAACTAAATTCATTTTTGTTCTTGCATGACCAGATGTGGCGACATCATACCCTGGACGGAAATATCTATCTCTCATAAGATTTTTCATTCTGTTAGCGACATGTCTATTGAGATAATTCTCAAGAGGACCTATATCTGGATCGTATCTCTCCAATGCTTCCAAACACATAAACCAAGTTTCCTGATATAGATCTTTTGGTTCAAAATAAGCAAATGGATTACCAGCCTGTCTTGCTGTTGCTATTTTTTCAATTATAGGCTGCGCTTGATCAATCAATATCTGACTTATCTTCATCATCCTGTTCCTCTGCGAACAAATCATCGAGCTGTTTTTTGCCAATTGTCTTGTCAGGATCTTTAACGGCAAGATCATCTATCGCATTAGAGTTAGCCTGCTCCGTTCCACGAGTATGTAATTTACAATGTAATTTTGTAATTTTTCTTTTACCCATTTCATCACCCCAGTAATTATACACAAGTCCGATAAAGTACCCCTCTATATATAATAGAGTACTATTTCGTAAAAATGTTCCATATTTTTTATTTTTTTTAACCATATAATGATGCATAACGTATAATAGAGTATTATGTCCAAAGAAAAAGAAATATTTGAGTGTGTAGTTCGTAAGAACAATTTGCCATATATTCAACCATGGTCCGTAATTAGACTTGGAGTAACTACAAAAGCAAATGAAGTAATAGGCAATTATAAAACAGAAGAACAAGCAATAAGAGCCTGTCATCTATTCAGAGAATGTGGTTTACCAGATGGATTAACAGATGTCAAGATACCAGAAGATGCTTGGGAAGCTATAGATCAACGATTAAAAAAACCAGATGGAGATAAATTACCGAAACCAAAACTACCATACTCAACAAATAGAAAAATTGAATTAAATGATGATTGAATTAATCCATGGAAAATTTGAAGATATATCGCCAGACACAATAAGTCAGGTAGATTTAATTATTGCTGATCCTCCAGATAATATCGGTCTAAAATATGAAGGTTTTATTGATAAAATACCAGATCATCAATATGTGCGCAATTTGACTGCCTGGCTACATAAAATGTCACTATTGACAAAAGGTCCAATTTTTTTGTGCTTTAATGAAAAATGGACATACGAAGTAGAAGATACAATCCGTATGCTAGGTATACCACTGGTCCAAAGAATCCATTGGTTCTACACTTTTGGGCAAGATCAGACTGGAAAAAGAAAATATGGATTGTGCCATAGACCAATCTATTGGCTCAATTTCGATTCTTGCAATCCAGAAAAAATAAAAATTCCAAGTGCTAGACAAATAAAATATAACGACAAACGAGCTGCAAGTGGTGGCAAAATGCCTCCGAATGTTTGGGAATTTCCAAGAGTATGCGGTACATTTAAAGAACGGAGAAAGTGGTGTCCAACACAACTACCAGAAGCATTAGTGGAACGTATCGTAAAAGGTCATTGCCGCCAAAATGGACGAGTGCTAGACCCATTTATGGGAACAGGAACTACACCAAGAGTATGCCAACGGCTGGGCGTAGATTGTGTCGGCATAGAAATAAGTGAATCTTATATTGACGCAATAGCAAAAGATCTAGGAGTTAGTTACACTAATGGCTATTGAACCAAATACATTCCAAGCATTACGACAATTAGATGGTGAATCTTTCAAGGATCTTGTAGAAACTGTAGGTTTAGCTGGATTATTAAATGTCCCAATGGTAATTAATCCACAAATAAAAATAGTAACAGCATCAATGATGATGGGTTTCGCATTCACTATGTTAGAACATTGCGGATGCAAAATTTCCTGTGAAATTCGTAATGATATATGGGATGAATCTCAAAAATATCGAACAGGAGGTCATCTTGAATATTAATAGAATTAATCATCTATTGGACATATGGAGCAAACTATTAATAGTAGGAGAAGAACTCGCTCAAGATAAAGTAACAAAATCAAACGGAAGTTTAGATGGACGTATCAAAAGAACAACGGGTCAACCAGTTATTTTTGATTTTGAGACATATAAAAAACAAACCAGAATACAAGCTGAATTGAGCACAGAGTTACCATTATTAACCGATTTAATTAATAGCCAACCAGCTATTATGGATGGATTTTCTTGGACAAAAAGAGATTTCATAGAACTATATTTCTACCATTATAATATGGTAGTGCAAAAACTAAAAGACAAAGTAGAGAGAAAACAATATGGTAGAACGTGAACGCGCATATGTATTAACTCCAGATAGCATCCCAGGTCTATTAAGAAAGTTAGGAGCAACTACACAAGGTGTATCATTGGACATAACAGATCATTATTTATCACCCGATCTGCGTCTCAGAATTATTAACCATGAAGCTAAAGTACGTTATTTAACACGTAAAACCGGTGATAAAGCAGAAGGTCAGAGAGAAGAAAAAACTGATCAGATAAGTCGACAAATAGCCAGTGTGTTAACACCAGATACTCAATTAACCGTCAAAAAAGTACGTGATATTCTATCTATAGATAAAAAAGGCAGATACTTTTCTGTCTCGCTAGACGTAGTATCAGAACCAATGAAATTAGCAATACTGGAAATCGAAAGTGTAGATGATTCACCACCTCCAACAGCAAAAGAAATATTTGGCATTGATATGAAAGAATGTCCTTTAGGATGCTGGGATCTATTCAAACAAAAAATCGGTATTTGTGGCGCACCTAGCGCTGGCAAAACAGAAACAGCCAGAATGCTTAGTCGTATATTAAACATTGATTTTGAAGCCAATTCATTCCATGTTCTAGAATACGCAACTTCATTCATACAAAAATATGACAGACATCCAGATTCCATGGATCAATTTTTACTATGGCATTCTCAAAGAGAAAGAGAAAAAGATGCTGCTAACAAAGCTAACATGGTCATATCTGATTCACCTACTTTCTTAGCATATGTATATATGCTTTTCAACAATAGGGAAAAATTGACACCACAATTAAGAATCCATTTGGCCAAACTATATAAAAGAGTCCTAGAAGATCTCGACAGCTACAGTATGTTTGTATATCTTCCACCAAGCCCAATCGTTAGCAATCGTATTAGATATCAAACATCAGAAGAGGTAGAAGATATAGCTGAACGAATTTTTGCATTCCTACAACAACATAACACAATCTTTATCGTTGGTAATCGAGAAAAACCAGAAGATATACTTCATAGAGTTTTCTATATGAATCACATTAGTTAAATAGGATTATACAATGCCGACTTATTTCAAGGAAGATATAGACAGATGGTTTGAGTATAACTATCTATCTCCTGAAAGATTAATATATGTCGGTTCACATACAGCAGAAAGTCTACATACATCAGAAGAATCAGGCACTGACTGTCAAATGGCAGAATATTTTGCCAAGGCTATGGTACATCTCAACCGTATTTCAAACAAACCTATTATAATACATATGAATAATTTAGGTGGCGATTGGTATCATGGCATGGCAATGTACGATATTATACGTATGTCTAAAGCTCATGTATATGGTATTGCTTGGGGATATGCAATGAGTATGGGATCTATTATTCTACAAGCATGTGATTCAAGAATTATAGCTCCAAATTGTACATTAATGATTCACGATGGATATGATAATCTATCTGGTACACCAAAAACCGTAGAAGCTTGGGCTAAACACAGTCAACAACTTAGAAAAAGAATGTATGAGATTTATTTTCAAAGAATGAAAGCAGCCAAGCCACGTATAACTATGAAAAAGGTTGAAGAGATGTGTGTTAACGATAAAATTTTCAATGCGGCGGAAGCAGAAAGTCACGGGTTAGCAGATTGGGTTATGACTACTCTCAATGATCCATATGAATATCATGCAACAGACCAACAAAATGATAAATGGCAATCTGGTATGAAACTTGGGAAACATGAATTAGAACCAGAAGATGGAGAAAATGTATGAATTTAAAAGAATATCAAATAGCAGCCAGATCAACTGCTGTCTATTTAGACAAACCAGGCAGTAATATGATATATCCAGCATTAGGGCTAATTGGTGAATGCGGAGAAGTAGCAGAAAAAACCAAAAAATTGATCAGAGACGATGATTGGAATATGACAGATGATCGTAAAGCTGCCATTGCTAAAGAATTAGGTGATTGTATGTGGTATTGTGCAAATATTTGTTGTGATACCAACCATGACATCCAAATGATACACGGAATGTGTGGCTATTCTACTATACAAAAGATCAAAGGATTACATCTATTACAGATAGTATTGCATATAAATAGGTACGCTAATTTCGTAGCATATTCTTTAGAAAAATGGCATTATCAAGATCAATGCAATCTTACTATGGCCAGAAATCACATAGGCTTACCAAACGATCTATCTCATGTATTAACATGTATAGAAGAACTAGCCAGACGTCTCGGATTCACATTAGAAGATATCTATACAGCAAATATCAATAATTTATTAGGGCGTAAAAAAAGAGGTACAATACACGGGGATGGTGATAATAGATAATTTTGGTGTATAATTATATGGTCTCCTACCGATTGGAGGAGTATCATGAAAAAAAAAGTTGTCTGGGTCGTTATACCGCGAAATGACAGATTCTTGCTGGCTCAAAGAGCTTTAGATGATTGTGCCGGTGGCACTTGGACTTTTCCTGGTGGGAAAGTAGATAATGAAGACAAAACACCAATAGAGGCAGCAAGGAGAGAATTAAAAGAAGAAGTAGGACTTGTAGGAACTAGATTCCGAAAATTATACGGTATAGACCTGGGTAATTATAATACCCAGGTTTTTTTATGCGATTCATGGATCGGTCAACCATTACCATCATGTAAAGATATAATAGGTATTGGTTGGTTTACATTACCAGAAATACATATATTCAACAAGAGTCTATTTCCATTTGTTGATGAAACATTAATGTATTTCACATATTTATTACAACATTACAGAAATCATCATGACGAATGGCACGATCGATGGGAGGATGTGTGATGATATGGCCAAAGCAACGAAACCAGACTATGTCCAGCTATTCGAAGACTTGTTATGGGCTAACTTACCCAGGAGCTGGATGATTAAGACCACTTTTTTCAATCGCGTATTATATGTCTCTATCTTTATACAAAACGCTGATAGTATCGAAATCCAAAAGATACGACGTAGCTTCAAGACATCTATTATTAAAGCAAGATTAGACGATATCCACGGAATGGCATCAGATTGTATCAATGAAATGATCCATAACGGATAGGATAATGATATGAAAACAATCAAATGCGCATGGTGTGATAAAATATTCGAAAAATCCACTAAAAAGTTCAACCAAACTGAAAAACTCGGACAAAGACACGCATGTTCCAGAACCTGCGCATCAAAACTAACAAATGAAGAACGACGTTGTATACCATCAACAAAAAATGCAGAAAAAACCAGAAGAGATAAAGAAAAATTTCCAGAAAAAGATAAAGCTAGATCAATAGTTAGAAAAGCAATAAAAAATGGTACGTTGATTCCATTAACCGAATGCGAAATATGTGGAGATTTCGAGGATATTGAAGCACATCATCCAGATCATAACAGACCATTATTGTTATTATATGTATGCAAAAAGTGCCACACATATGCAGATTCTCAACCAGATAAATTAGAAAACTTGTCAATTGATTATTCATAGAGTTGTTGTGTATAATAATAATAGGAGTGATATTAAAAAATGTTAAATCTGATTAGACAAAAATTCGGAAGATTAAAAGTAACATCGTTTGTGAGAACAAATGAATCCAGACAACGAGAATGGTTATGTCAATGTGATTGTGGGGGAAATAAAACCGTCACAACAGGAGATTTAAACAGCGGCAATGTCAAAAGTTGTGGATGCTTGCGACAATCAGGCAATCAAACCAAACATGGCCATGCCCGAAACGGTAAACCAACAAGAACTTATAAGATATGGGATTCAGTAAAGCAAAGATGTCTCAATCGCAAAAATAAAGATTACGAAAATTATGGCGGTAGAGGTATTCGAATTTGTAGGCGATGGTTAAAATTTGAAAATTTTTTAAGAGATATGAAAGAGTATCCAACTGGTCACTCGATAGACCGAATTGATAATAACAAATCATATTGCAAAGGAAATTGTAGATGGGCAACACCCAAAGAACAAGCAAGAAATAAAAAAAATAATCACACAATATCATTCGATGGAAAAACACAATGCTTAACTGCCTGGGCAGAAGAGTACAATATTTTACCAAATACCCTATATATGAGGTTAAGCCAATATCGTTGGTCAGTAGAAAAAGCAATAAAAACACCAACAAGAAAGAAGGTTAAATCTAGTGACAAAATTAAAGTATAAAATACAAAAAGCATTATTTAGATTTATTGGGGACATTAAATGGCATGGTTGGCTACACCCTTTATGGATTACTATTAACGCTAAATCTTTTATGCTCAAAGGAGAACACTACAGACAAGCGAAAAACATTATTCAACCTGGAGATATTTTAATAAGAAGATTCGAGGGATATTTAGACAAGATATTTATTCCTGGTTGGTGGAATCATGCAGGTATCTACATTGGTGATTATCAAGAACAAAAACATCGTGTCATTCACGCTATCAGTGATGGTGTCATCATAGATGATTTAATAGACTTTATGCGGACCGATCATATGATTGTCTTGCGCGGACCGAAAATAGCCCGAGGAGCAGCAATAGATTCTGCAAAAATGGCATTAGGTAGTGATTATGACTTTGCTTTTAATTTCACAGAAAGCGTTAGATTCAGTTGTACAGAATTAGTTGACTATTGTTATTGTGGAGTATTGAAAGGCAAAAAAAGGTTTGGACGTATGACTATAGTCGCAGATGATATTGTCAATTGCAAAAATCTCACAGTAATCTGGGATTCAACAAATGGGAAACATGGACCTTTGAAACAGACATAGCCAGACACCAAAAGGGGGGTAATGGCAATGACGGATGATGACTTTCATAGAAAATTACGCGAACTGATAAAAGAAATCATCAATTTACCCGACGAACAAGCTAAAGGAGTATTATCATCTGCTGCTAAAGAAGCTCAAACTATGAAAGATCTTGCCAGTACACTAGATAAAGTCAACAAAGCATTGTTGGATCTGAAAATTTGTATAAAATATCTATTATTCGATCTAGAAGCGACAAGAAGAGAACGAGATGTGTTACGAAAATTGCTCGATGATGATTCTCCGAATAAGGCTGAAGGTGGAATGTAATGCTAAGAAACCCGATACATAGAGCCATGATTATGGTATCTATCATCTTTATGGCATTATGCTTTCTATCCTGTGATACAACTCATGTACAATATCTATATCGACAATATATCACACCATGGACTACCGCTGTAGAAACATATATTAACTACCATTGTGGGGATCAAAATCAGCCATTTCCCCATCAACTCCATACGGCAAACGACATGTATCCAAATTGATCTGCGATAACCATATACCTTCTTTGTCTGGCTTATATAAAATTGCAGAAGCAGGTTTATCACATGTAAAAGCTACCAATGCTTCAGTATTTGCACCAAGAGATTCCCTCCACCCCGGCAATAATGCAATAGCTCTGCATTTATGGATTACAGCATTTAGATCAATCTGCATACACTTAGCGAATGACCATTCTGGATGAATTTCATGCTCGGCTGGATTCCAAACCGTAAAGCCCTCATTTCTTAACTGCTGAGCAGCTTTCATGAATGCAGGGATATTATTATCTGGTAAGCCTCTCATAGGTCCGGCTAGATAAAAATCATATTGTATAATCTCTTTGTTATAGCATTTGTGTTTGTATTTAATCATCACAATAATTAATTCGAACAACACAATCGCAATACCAAACATCACCAAAACAAAAAGTGTACAAATATCAATCAAACTCATAATAGACTCCTACCACATAACCAAAGTAAGAATGACTATCCACCATAATATACAAATCCAATGCCATGTTTCTTTACGGAGTGGCACGATAATCAGCCCATTCTTCCAAAGCTAATTGACTAATACTTCTGACAATCGGTTCCAAATTACAAGAATATAAACCTGCACAGCTAAAACTATTAATCTCTAACACACGAAAACCATCTGGAGTTTCAGCAATGTCAACAGTATATACAAGATCAGGGCTCCATTTATGCGTGGCTACTTTAATAGCCAGACACAAAGCTAAAGTAGAGTAATCTACATCTTCAATTGGCAAATACTGACAACCAGCTACTACCTTGTTTCCACAAATCACAAATCTCCACTCGTTAAAAATAAGTTGTGGATGAGCTGCCAAAACCAACGTCTCTGGACCAACTGAATCCAGTAACGATTGGATTTTGTGTCTATCAGTGACATAGCCAGTAAAAGGTTTAGTACCACTATCAGGTCTTACGAAAAGTTCACTACCAGGATAAACAACAAAATCGTCCCATCTTCGAACTAATTCAGCTAATGGCAATAATACGCAATCTTGATTTAACATCAATTCGCCAAAATGTGCATAGTAGGTACTACATTTGTAACTGTTAACATTCCGCCAAACTCCAGGTACAAAAGGGGCTCGCCTATGAATATCTCCGGTAAAACTTATATCCCCATAACACACAATACAATCTTGGCCTGTATATGGTGAAAAATCAAAACACTTACCAAAATCATATTCTGCTTTAACCACATCCATGTCTTGTCTCAATACCTCTGCCATTAACGGACCGGTATCGATACCATCTATATTACTTTGAATCATCCAGGTAGGTTTCATACAAATACCGTATTCAATAAAAGACGAACTGCATATACACGAGCTTCACGTTCTGCAGTTTCTTGAGATTCACCTTGTCTACGTAAGAATTGATATAATAGAGATACAATCCTGCGATCATCAGATGGTGTAGAATCAGTAGAGGTTTCGTCGTCAGTCAAAGGTCCGTATCGACATATCTGTTCGATACGCCGACACAACCCCATTAACACCTCTTCAGCTTCGCTTCGAGTCAGCATCCCTTTTAGCTTTCAGTTTAGCCAAAATATCTGGTGGGATCCACGATCCACCTGTTGCAGCCATTCGTTCTATTTCCATCTCTGGATCATCTTTCGGTTCCCAATCACGTTTTGTAATTAAATGATCAAGATATGCTCGATGATGTTCAGAAAGAATAGCAGCTAATATAGTACTTTCAGATACTAGGCAGGTATCCCACACCATACAACCACCACCAACTTCATCAGTATAATACGTATAGCCACCAGCTTCATTTGGTTTGCGAAATAAGTGTGCTCCGTTTGGTAAACAACCTAAATCAATCATTCCATCATTCATCATCTACCTCCATTTTTATTACTGGTTTAATCTTAGATGAATCTTTGATGACCAACCATGCAACCTCACTCTTTAAAAGATCAAATTTTTGATTGGGATCTAATGCTGCTGTAAAACGGTACATTGTTTCCATCGCTGGTGGAAGCATGCCGGAACAACTTGATTCTGATGGTAAAATACAAGCAGGCGGCAAAAACTCTAACAACTCTCTGTTATCCCGTGTCCAACTACCTACGTAAATGCATAATGTCGATGATTCAACATACCCATCATCATCAAGTGAAACAATCGAACAACTATTATTGACAAATAAATCTTGTTTATCTCTTGTTACTGGCACAATTGCTTCTCCACAACAGAACCATCTTCAATTATAACCTGACATTCATCCCCTTGTGATACACGCTCAATCCACACCTGAGCTTCAAAATCTTCAGCCATTTCCGCTACCATAGCTAGATTCTTTTTGTCAAGTAATGAACCCTCGCGTATCAATAAAATCCTAAGCTCTGGATTCATAGCTAATCCCATAGCAACCGATGTGCGAATCTGTTGTGATGTAGAACATTGATCGAATGGTATTCCATCAATAGTAACACCATCGTCGTCGAATGCTAAACCATCAACCGGAAAATCTGCTTCTTCCAATGCTTTGGCCTTATATTCTTCAATCTCCTGCAGTTTCCTTGTTAAACCCTGAGATTCTCTCCGCAATGGACTGAGCTGACTCTCTATCATAGTACGTTCTTTCATAATACGTACTTTACTATTAATTGCATCTGCTTGATCAATACGTTGTTTCAAAGCATCTGTATTTATTGGTCCAAATGTTTGAGCCAAATCTTTTCTATTAGCAATCTGATCTCTTACCTCAGCAATCTGTGCATCCAGTTCCTCTCTCTTAATAAGAAGTCGTTGAAGCTGGTCTTCGCTAGTTTGAATGGCTTCAAGATCTACCTTATGATTAGTATTCTGTCTTATAGCATCAGCATATTGATTAGACAATTCGCTCACAGATATTTCTTTGTCTGGCACATCGTCAAAACATTCCATCCCATCTAATCTAGTCTTGAGAGCTTTACCTTCTTTGTTAACATCAGTCCGTTTTGTAAATACTGCAGAATACTCCTGATCCTGTTCCGCAAAATCAAGACCAACGACCTTCTTAAGTGTAGCCAAACGTGTCTTAGGATCCATCCTGGCAAAATGGAGAGGATCAAATGTCAGATTACCCACAAGCTTGTCTAACAATGTCTGCGGACTTGGTTGTGGTTTACCATCTTTACCCTTAACGACAAGTCTAGATCCACTAGCTGTAAACGTACGAATAACCTCGATGTCTCCAAGATCGACAACAACACGAGCCTTCTTCTGACCCTTTCTTATAGGCATCTCCGGTATGCTAGTTTGACCACTGAGAGCATATTCAATACTGTCTAGCACACAACTTTTACCTTGGGCATTATCACCACCTATAATAACAATAGAACCATCAGGCTCTACGTTGACAACTTTCAGGTGTTTAATATTTTCAATTTCAAGATTAATTATCTTCATCGTTTTTCTCCAATCAAGTGCCGAACAATTCGGTATTCCCCGAATCCTTGGGGAACTACACTTGATCCTACTTGCGGATCTGACTAAATCTCATAAACCCGAGACCCATCAACATAGCAACAACCGTAAGACCACCGAAAGCACCACATGGTCCCTTAGGACTCTCTGGCTCAGCTTCAGTAATTTCAACTGGCAATGGTTCAGCACCAATACCACAATCATAGACCAAAACAGATGAACCAACACATTTGATTATGCATGTACCATCTAGGTTGTCAAGAACGTCACAAGAAACACCATCTTGACCAGATATACCAGGATCACCCTTTGGACCTTGACCACCAGGTAAACCATCGTGTCCAGGAGGACCTTGAGGACCTTGCTCTCCATCTTTTCCATTTTCGACAAGAACACGAGAATCGCCACAATATATCATTATACCAATTTCAACAACTTCTGTATAACATGAAGTTCCATCAATGCCATCTGCACCATCAGAACCATCACAAATAACAGTAGTCGTCTCTTCGCCACAATGAATAACGGCACAACCTTCTTTTTCTTCAACATAACATGACTCACCATCTCGTCCACTACCACCAGTGGGACCACGATCTCCAGCAGTACCATCCTGCCCACTGACACCATCCTGTCCATGACAATCACCAGTGTCAATTAATCCATCACCGTTAACATCCTCAGTAAAAGCACAAGCGTCAACAGCTTCTTCGTATGGCATTTGAATAACAGACGTAAGATAATCGAGACAACTCATTACTGTCTCACACAAAAAACCATCATATTCTTTCTGTGCAATTAAAATAGCTTTGGTCTGAGTACCATCTGGTGTTTCGCATGGATACTGATAAATAAATTCATCAGGACACTCACCATCGAATAGTCGAAAAACGACAGGATCACAAAAATCCTTAACATGATTACCGTTAAGGTCCCAACAATCTATCCCATCCCGCACTTGTGCCTCAGTCTCACCGCAATGAATAATTGCTCCCCATGGTGTTTTTTCGACCCAACAAGAAGTACCATCTACACCATCTTCACCATCTTCACCATTACAAATAATAACAGGAGGAGTTTCCCCACCACAGTAAATAATAGCACATTCACCATCTTGTTCGACATAACAAGATTCACCCGGATCACCTTGAGGACCAATGTCCCCAGCAGGACCAATATCACCAGGAGGACCTTGTTCACCATCACAAATCGTCACAAACGTACCATCTTCACATAAAATTAATGCACAGTCATAAAGTTGTTGGACAGTACATGATGTTCCCGGAATCCCCTGTGGACCCTGCTCTCCATCTTGCCCATCACAAATAGTAGCAGTAGTTTCTTCGCCACAATAAACAATAGCACAATCCCCTTCTTGCTCTACAGTACAAGATTCACCAGGATCGCCTTGTGGACCAGGAGGACCACTACAAATCATAGCAGATGTACCATCCTCGCAAACAATTGTAGCACATAAATCAATCTGTTCTACAGTACAAGATGTACCTGGAACACCCTGAGGACCCTGCGGGCCAGGATCACCCTGTGCTCCATCTTCACCATCCTCCCCATCCTCTCCATTACATACAACCGCTCTAGATCCATCATCACAATAGATATATGCACATTCTCCGTCTTGCTCAACAGTACAAGAAGAACCATCCTTTCCAGCAGGTCCTTGACAATCTAAAGCGTCACATTGCTGGTCACGATTAACATCTTCCGTAGGATCACATTCATCATTTCCATTGAGATCCCAACAACTTAAACCATCTGCTCCATCTTCACAACAACATGTCACTGTCAAGTCAACAGTTTGACTTTTCTGATGACTAGAACATTCATCTCTCGCGTAAGTCTTTACGATAATAGGGTAAACACCAGGTACAGCAGGAGCTACAATATCAAAAGTTTCAGTGTATGTTAAAACTTGATTATTATTACTAACATAGTTATCATGATCATAACACACACCATTTATTGAGGTGCTATACCACTTTTTGGGCAAGTACGACTTACCATGCAACTCAACCTGAACTGCAACCTGTACGGTCTCATCAGGACAAGTAACACCAGGAGTCAACGTAACCGATTTAATGATATGATGACACGCTTTAGCAGTGCTCGGTGCCGCACCAATACAACAAATCGCTAACAAGCTAACAAACAGATTTCTCAAACTCATTAATATACTCCTACTTCAACCAACCACCACCAAAATTGTCACCGAGAGGTGCAATCGGAATAATAAAATCAAAGCCGTTGTTTAATTCGATTTCAACACCACCATACAAAGTTTCGCCGTTAAACACAGGACCCAAAGCCAGTTTCCATGCTTCGACCTGACAACCAGATCCGACAGTAAATAGAGAACAACCAGCCAATAGACTGATAGCAACGCGCTTCAATTTTCCCATAGTTTTACTCCAAATTATCTTCCACCGTCAATACATCATTGACAACTACAACATCAGCCTCACTCAACACATTCGGACGATTCACAGGGGGACGTCCACGACCATAACGAACAGTTACCAGCCCATGTTCCATATGAACAATCTTAGCAGTCTTCCCCACCATCTTCGGACAATCATTACAAAC